ACGATCAGACCAGTCTTCTTCTACTCCCTGTGGGAATCCATTGTATCCAACTGATGCGATAGAATGATCTTCTCGTAGGATTACAGCACCAACCTGATGCCATGGGTCTTTGCTTTTTTTGGCTACAGCTTCTGCAATACCAATAGCATATTCTTCCCAGTTCATTTGTTTCCCTTATGTATTTCAATAATGTCTTTGAGTGACTTGTTCTCGTCGTGTAATTCTTGAAGTCTATTTGCAGCCTCAAGAACTACAGCATTCGCAACTCCATCATCAGACCAAATCTCATTTGATAGAATGCGTAGTGCGCTAATAAGTATATGTATGTCGCTCTTCATTATTATTAGATGTGCGTAGTCTTTTATTATTAGATGCGTGGCCTTTTTGCTCAGAGTGCATGGCATTGTATCCTCACCACTACCACAAAACTGTTGGAGAGATGTTTATTGGCAAGACTCACACTCTTCTCCGAGCGTGCAAGCTACTTGTTCAATTTTAACATCCTCAAAATCGTCTTCAATATTAATCAATGTTGTAACATCGCTTGGTTGATTATTTTTATCAGCCCGTGCGATTGCTGCTGCGTTCGTATATGTCCCGTTAGGATATCGCTTGGACAACTTGTCCATGTTTGCTTGGATGCATTGCTCAATCGTCATGTCCAACTCATTAAGGATTCCTGTAAGGTAAAACAGGATGTCTCCAGCTTCTTCCATGACATTCTCCATGTTGATTTGCTTCTGATACACACAATGCTTCTTAATTGCGTCCAGAAGCTCTCCAGCTTCTCCTGACACACCTACAGCCATATGGAGTAGGTGAGCTTGTTGTGGTGTTAATTGCCGGATGATTTCGTCTCCTGGTTTAACGATTGAATTTACGAATTGTTGATATGGTGTTGTATTGCTCATTTTGTGTTATTGAATGCTGGGGTAGAATCGTGTCATTGCGTCAATGTCATTTCCATCTGCATACCAGCCCTTACCAGTATACACATTCATAACATCGTTGAAATACTTTTCGTACATCGGAGCTACTTTTTCCAATGTGAAGTTCTCGCCAAACTTGCGGCAATCGTATGGGTTGATCCGATCAATGTTTTTGACCGCATCTACAAAGTCACCCATAGTCCGGCAGCGATAGCCGGTGATGCCATGCAGGTTGTTTTCAGCAAATGATCCCCAGTCTGTAGTAATCGTTGGAGTGCCGGATAGTAGGTTCTCGATCTGAACTCCACCGAATGGTTCGACATACATACTTGGCAAGAACGATGCTTTAGCATTTGCCATGAGTTTCTTTCTAGTTGGAACGTCAGCGTATCCGACATACTCAACATGAGCAGGCAGCTTGTATCCTTCTTCCTTCTGTCCAGCGATGACCAGCTTCACTCCTGCTCGCTCTGTGGCTTGTATAGCTACATCAACTCCCTTTCCGCTGTACACACGGCCAAGGTAGAGGAAGTAATCTTCTTTTGCAGAATTGAAGTCGAAATCCTCGACATCAAAATAGTTTGGAATAACAACGTCATACCAATCCTGATTGCAGTTACCAACATTCTTCAGCCCGCAATATGCGTGGTAGATTGCGTAGCTTTCCCAAACTTTCCACCTAGCCCAGTGTCCACCTGCATATCCAATACCAGGCTCAACGCAAATCAAGTCTTTGTGGGCATCACAAATGGGGCGTACGCCAGAACCCCAGAAGGGCAAGATAAACTCGTTACTCCGTTTCCGTACGGATATTTCACGGATAGCGTTGTCGTAAAACTTACGATACGCATGGTCGTTGGTATTGAACTTAAAAAAGGTCTTGCGCCAGTCATGTGACCCATAGCTCTCTCGAAAGTCGTCATTGGTGAGTACGGTGACGTGTTCGCTACATTGTAAATCAGAGTCTTCATGTCCGTAGTGGATAACTGTATGACCCCTTTCAGTCATCATTTTTGCGAACTTGACTACTTTTTGTGTGTACGCACAGGCGTTAAATTCTTTTGAAGAGACTGTATGCGGAAGTCCCAAAACGTGGAATGTGTGTTTCATTTCGGTAATAATTGTATCATATTCCCTATATCAGACAAGGTATATCTTAATCGGATATATCGTATATTATGCTTGATATGGTATATTAATATCTCCCAGTTGGCTTGAGGTAAAGGCTTCAGGATGCACTTCGCCTATTGCGTAGATGAAGGGCATCAATTGACATTAAACCTCCCATATAGGAATCGGCAAATGGCACTATCAGCAGTAATGCTACTATCTTTAACGGGCTGCACTAACACTCTATATTCACCCTTAGTAGCACCTTCGCCCACATCTCTGTGGCGTGTATCCAATTTCTTGGTGACTGGTTGGCATGGCTTCATCATTCCAGTCTGTGCATATACTTGGTGAGTGCGATTAAATTCTCGTCACCATTTTCTCGGTCATATGTCGCTTACCGATACAGCTTCTTATAGGCTCTATTAGGGAACTGCCGTTAGGCTTCATGCTAATGGAAAAACCCGCCTTGATAGTCGGATATCAAGACGGGCTTTGACCATGAGGAAAATTTACCATCTCAAATCTCCGACGATTCAAGTAAGATGTGGAAAATATTATACACTTCTTTCAACAGGTCAAATTCTTTTTGAAAGAAAAAGTAAATTGAATTTCTTTCATAATTGACGGAAAAAGTGGCTTGAATTTCCGTCAAGATTGTTTAACAATAAAAGCATGAACGCATTTCATTCCGGCTGCATCGGAGATATTATTTATTCGTTGCCTACTATGCAGGCATTGGGAGTCACGAATCTCTACATTGATGATCGTCCGTGGACTAAACCTATCGTCAATAGGATTGGCGCATTTGCAAGGCTAATAGAAGCTCAGGGAATATCCGTGAAGAAGCATGAGGGCGAGAGCATCAATGTTGATCTGTCAACATATCGGAATGGTGGGATGTTGTATGGTGACAATATAGCTAATCGAGTGGCAAGGTGGGTTGGAGCTAAGATTGATTTGAGTAAGCCGTGGATCAAATCTGGCAAGAACAACTACGCATCCGGCAAGATCATTGTTAGCCGAGGCGCAAGGTGGCATGGTGAGTTTTTCCCGTGGAAAGAAATCGTAGATACATTCTCGGAAGACATAATGTTTGTTGGGCATAAAGAAGAGCATGAAGACTTCTGCAAGAAATTCGGTGAGGTTGAGCATTTGCACACAATCGACCTATACGATGTCGCGGAGGCTATAGCTGGTGCATCCCTATTCATTGGGAATCAAAGCTCGCCTAACGCCATTGCGAACGCGCTACGCGCCCCAAGCATAGTTGAAACCTGTCTATATGCGTTTGATTGCATATATGAACGAGACAATGCGACATACTGCCATGATGGGAATCTTAAGGCAATTATCTCAGAAAAAAGTATACAAGTTTCTGACAAAAAGCCATTGTCTGGATATAGTATAAAAATAGAAGGAAAAACACTTTGCGCTAAAGATGAGCATATTTGCATTGCGCTTGCGCGAGCAGATTGCTATTTACGGAAACTCAAGTATAACGTAGATCAACTTACGCAACTGGTAGAAAGATATTAATGGCTACGATTAAACTAAAGGATGGCAATGTTATTTTAAAAGGAGGGAAAGTAAGCTGCACTTGCTGTGAGCCTCCAATTTGCGGGGGGTGTGGTTCGATTTCACAAAACACTGGCGGCGCGACAGACTTGTCTATTTCATTAACAGCAAAATATATGTGGTATGGGCAAGAAATCAATATAAGCCAAAGTGATCTTTTTACTTTTTATATAAATCCATGCCGAATGGATGCAATTGGTGGAAGCGTCAGTCCCTACGGATGCACAGAAGTCTTGTTTAGTTTAAAAATTGTGAAAAATAGCGAAAATATTTGTGTGGCTGAAATGGGTGCATCTGCTGGTACGGGTATATTGGTGGCTGGAGATTACTGCGAATTAGATGACTCTATTGAAGGAAATAAAATAGTTCCGGTTAACCAAATTTTAGGAACTCATAGCATGACCAACTTGAGCGGTTTAAATGGAGCGGAACCAATCTCACTTATTGTTACCATATCGTGACCTGCCCGCACGCCACACCGATTTCCGAGCGGGTCAATTCATGCGGCCTCGGCCTGCACGGAGGGCGTCCCAGCGCAGGCGTGTGTGTTTACTGCATTTCGCGGGGCGAGAACACGCCCAATCATGCCGCGAAGATCAAAGCCTCACCGCCTAACCTCCCGCAACAAGCCGCAAACCTTGGCAAGGCATTCGTCAATTGGACATCCTATGGTTTTTCCGCTACCCCGCCAGAAATCCTCGCCGCCCGCGAAGCGACATGCCGCTCCTGTATTGAGTGGGACTCCACCGCGCTGAACAACACTGGCCGCTGTGTAAAGTGTGGATGTAGTACCTGGGCTAAACTGCGCATGGCAAGCGAGCGTTGTCCTATTGGAAAATGGGAAGCTGTTGAAAAAACACTTGAATAACATAATTGTTAACAATATATTTCAATATTTATGCAGCCAATCAAAACAACTAACGCAATGAATCCAGCCCCAGCAAAGGGGATTCAAACACTACCAACTCCGGTAATAGATGATGTCATTATTACTGAAGTAGTGAATGCGTGGAAAGGCGACTATCAGAAGCTGGAGTATGGTACGATGTGGGATAGCGTTCCTCACGGATCACAGCAAGGTAGCTTTCCAGAGCATAAGCTGGTCTTCCAACAGGTATCAAGTGAAGATGGTCAGTGGGTCAAGCGTATCTGGGTCAATGATCGAGTTAACCAAGACAGCTATAACTACGCAATCAAGTATAGTGCTGGATCACAGCAGCACCCAATCTACACAAGAACATACATTGTCCCAAGAGAGGGTTATGCTCCTCTTCCAGACGGAACTCCAGACCCATTATTTCCGGGTGCTGTTTTGGTTGATGAGGAAGTAAATAGGTCGGAAGGAGAACTTGATTCAAAGTATATTAGTGTAACAAGGGTTTACGAAACGCTTCCTGGCCCAATACTTGCGGGGAAACAGATGGTTACCCAGTTTGGCGGTGGTGTAGTTGATGTTACGCAGCAAACAGTATTTACTGGAACTGGAGCAACAGGAATTGAGATATCTCCAAATTTCAGAACGATACAATCTTCAATTACTCCAGAGGACGTTAGCAAAGCAACGATTAAAACAGCGGAGCTTCCAAGTGGTGAAGAGTGGCCAGTATTGACAACGTATAAGGATGGGCCGTTCAATGAGAGAATCATTATTGAAAGCCAAGTTGTTCCAATAGGTACTCCGTTACCGGACAATTCTGGAGCAATTATATGGGAAGCTGAAGATGCGGATAAGTGGAGGAGTATACACACTTCGCGAAATTGTTCTGCATTGCTTGATAAGCAGTTCATTGAATATCAAACAACATCGTTTACATTTCCAGCTCTGCTTAAAATAAGAGGAAGGACATTGAGTGATCGGTCAAATATATCATTTCAAAGGCCATCTCAGTCTGGAATATTTATAGCAAAAATAATTACAGAATACACGGAAGACTTGCCGGATTTCTTTGAAGAACCATATATAATTTCTACTGTTAGTTTTTCATCCGATGCTGGAACATTTTCGGGTGTGCTTCACAATTGCTATAATTATGTTTCAGATGACCAGACAATTAGAGCACCGCAAAGCTTTCCAAATTCAATAAATTATGCAATTGGAGACGAAGTTTTAATAAGACAATCAACAGAAAAAGAACAAATTGGTTTGTATAAAACAGTTAAAACATATATTGAATTGATATGAATAATTATTTATCACTAAATTTAGTAAACGGAAGACTTAGTAGATTTTCTGGTGGAGGTAGACCAACATTCACCTTGAATGAACTAAATGATGTTCAAATTTACCTCCTTGATTATCCAATTCCAGTAACATATCCAGTCGAAGCATTGGGTGATGCATTCTCAGAAATAACAACAAGAGATTTTAATAACCAAGTTTTAACAATAAATGTAGGCGCAAGAGGTCAAAATAAAATAATATCAACAACTTCCTTTTTTAACCTTCCTACAAATATTATATCATCAACAACATCTAATGTTTTTTATATTAATCTTGCTGAAGGCACAAGTACAATAAGGGCAAATTATGATGTTAAATTTTCCGTTTCACCAACTCCAATTATTGGATCTTTGTTTTCATTTACAGCAACATTTGGATATGGTGGAAGTATATTCAGTAATACAAGTGCTGTGTTCTCATTTGAAAATACAATATCTGAAATAAAAAACATTCTTTCAACTGTAATCTACGACACTGCGGTTAGTTTTTACACTAATTATGATAGCGGCGGTAGTTTTATCAACGAATTTACAACAAATCTTTATCAAACATCAGATTATTCTTTTTCTTTTATTGGAAACCACACTATGTCGTTTGTTACTTTACCTCCAACAGTATCTTTTAATGTAACATTAAATAATGTAAGTGCGTCTTCAAATCCAGGCAAGTATGGCAGTCTTGATTTTTCATCATTAAACTGGAACTCCGTTATAGGAACAAAAAAAGAAGTTCCAATCTGGATGGAAGCAATGATAGACAATGAAACAATAGCTCAAGGAAACGCTATTTTGTGTCGGAAGATGACTTGATATGGAAGATATAATTGAGCAAATGAAGGGAATCCAATCTCGAATTGGAAATGTTGTTGATAGGTCAAATCAATTAAATTTAAACAATCAAATTAAAAGTGAAATTGTTGGTGGAGAGGGAATAGAAATAAAAACAGATGGTAATAAAATATCTATTTCCCAGCAACAGCAACAGCAACAGCAACAGCAACAGCAACAGCAACAGCAGCAACAAATAATATTGCCAACAGGAAGTGGAGTGCTTGGCATAAATAATGGAGTTTTATTTGTTTATGAAACAACTGAATGTACTTAAAAAAACATTGCATTAAAATAATTTGTAATATAACTTTCGCTAAATGAGAATAACACTTGGAGAAGCGAGGCAACAACTTTACGCCTCAATAGTTCCATCGATTGATAACCAATCGAACATAGATCGCTTTAACTCGTATCTTAATCTTGCACAAGAAAGATTGATTAATAGTGGAAAGTGGAACGGAACTATTCTTCCTGTTAGATTTTATTCTCCGAGTGGAATGATTACACTGCCAAGGCGATTTACTTCAGCCCTTGCTGCAAAGTGGAGCAAAGATTCCGGGAATGGAAACAACGCCACTGGTCCAATTAAGATTCGCAATGGATGGTTTACATACCTTACTCCTATCTCTGACTTGTGGACAGCTTCCTATTGGCCGAGGTATGGATATAACGAGACATTCTTTGATGACCTTGGTGATGGATTTGTTACATTTGCGAATCCAACATATGAAACATTTACTCTAAAGGTTGAGATTGAAAATGCAGCTGATGCAAATAAACAAGTTGTTATTAAAGGTAAGGACGAAAACAACAATGATGTGACAATTAATGTTGTGTTGAATAATCCAAGCACAACTACAACTCAAGTTTTTAAGAGTATAAACTTCCTTCAAAAATCAATTACAAATGGTGCAGTCAATCTTTATGCTGTAAGTGGAGCTAATGAGGAGCAAATCGGCGCATACGAGACAACGGAGACGACTGTGAGCTATCATCGATATGCAGTTCCAAACGAACCTACCATTGATCATCTTGATGTTCTTTGCAAGATTAGGTTTGTTCCATGCGTATATGATACTGACGAAGTTATTGTTTCTAATCTTGGCGCGTTGAAGAATATGCTTACATCTCTACGATTTGAAGATGAGGCAGACTTAGAAAGATCAGAAATGTTTTTTATGAAAGCATTGCAACTACTAAACGGAGAGAGTCGAGAAATCCGTGGTGGTTCGCAATGGAAACTAAACATTGATAGAGCATCAATGCAATTTGAAAACCTTTGGCCGGGAAGATAAATTATGGCAATATTTTCACAAACACCAGGAGAGCTTGAAGTAAAAGCAGTTTTAGGAAACGACTTTCTATGCAACTTAAACTTTGATGTTGCAATTTCAAACTATGAATTTGAGGCAGGAATCATTCTTCAAGAGTTCCCAAGCAAAACAATCTTTCCAATTTCAGTAATAGAAGAATCGGCAAATAAAATCAGTCTTCAATTATCAGCATTAGAAACCGAGACTATTGGAGTTATTTCTAATAGGAAGTGGTTTTTGAATTGGTCTATTGGCGGTTCAGTTCAGACAATTCTTAGTGGGATGTTTCAGATTTCGGATGTTCCAATTGGATTAAATCAAGGTCAAGATGTTGATGTGTCTGTTAATTTTGATGATGTAAATATCACAATTTCATCAATTGCAGCGGTTGGAGCCACTGGCGCAACCGGTATCACTGGCGCAACTGGAGTACCCGGAGCCACTGGTTCTGGCGCGACTGGTGCTACTGGACTAGGAACTATTTTTTCTCCCACACCTCCCATTCCAGTAAATGGACTAAACTGGGTTGATACAACAACAATGCGATATTATCAGTATTATGCTGATGGAACAAGTAGTGCATGGGTTGAGGTGTCAAGTGCTTTTGTTGGCTTGCCTGGAGCGATTGGCGCGACTGGAGCTACTGGACTTATTGGCGCAACTGGTTCAACTGGACCTATTGGCGCAACTGGATTTATTGGAAATACTGGCGCAACCGGAGCTACAGGCGTACAAGGCGCAACTGGTCCACAAGGAACTCCGGGTGGCGCAACTGGAGCTTCTGGTGCAACAGGCGCAACTGGGGCAACTGGTGTTGTCCCTGATAACGCTAGTTTTACAACGATGACAATTACTGGTGAAGCCGCACTTGGAATACCAGTAGAAACAAAACAAAGTCCATCTATTGTAAGCAATGAAGTATCTTTTGATTTAACAACAGCAACTTTTTTTGTTGTTTATCTTGATCAAGATGTAACAATAGCATTTGAAAACTCACCATCATCTCCCAAGGTGTTTTCCTTTACGCTTCAGATTGATGCTAATGGAACCCCATATATTATAACTTGGCCCGCATCTGTTAGGTGGGCTGGCGGGGTTGATCCAGTTATAACATCAGCAAACGGAAAAAGTGATATATTTGAATTTGTTACACATGATGGTGGTGCAAAATGGTTTGGATTTATTAGTGGTCAAAATTTTTTAAACTAATGAGTTATACTGGTGGAAAATTAATAAACCCATCTTCTAATGGTGGCTTATATAGATATGTAACGCCTTGGGACAATTCATATAGATTTGCTCTTCCAACAAACTTGACTTCTATAGCATATGTGGATAGTACTTCATTTGCATCCGGCACAAGATATAAAAGAAAAATTACGATTAAAAACAATATACCATAACATATGCCAATAGACTTTCCAAATTCTCCAACATTAAATCAAGAATTTACCGCAGCTGGTAAAACGTGGAAATGGAATGGATTTGCATGGAATTCAATTACCGTTGCGACAATAGGAGCAACTGGGGCGACTGGTTTGATTGGAGCTACGGGTGCGCAAGGAACTCCAGGTGGCGCGACTGGCGCAACTGGAGCTTCTGGTGCAACAGGCGCAACTGGAAGCATTGGAATTCAAGGAGAAATCGGATCGACGGGAGCTACTGGGATACAAGGCATACAAGGTGTTCAAGGAGCCACTGGCTCTACAGGGTTGACTGGATCGCAAGGTTCCACAGGTGCGACTGGTGTCCAAGGTGTAGAAGGAAGTACTGGAGCTACCGGATTAACTGGCGCGACAGGATTAACATCTCCAGCAGGTGGTATTCGTTGGGCATATACTGGAAATGGAACTCAAACTAATTTTAATATTGTTGGGTCAATTTCTACTCTTGCAACTGCATTCCTTGTAGCAATTGATGGAGTAGTTCAAGACCCTAACAATTATACTATTTCTGGGACTGATCTTATAATGTCAGACCCGGTTCCCAATGGTAGTATTATTGTAATTGTTTCTTTAAATGGACTTACTGGCGCAACTGGGCCGAGCGGAGGTCCAACTGGAGCAACTGGAGCTACTGGTGTAAACGGCATTGATGGAGCAACAGGAGCAACGGGCGTTCAAGGTGATGTTGGCGCAACAGGTGCTACTGGATTGAGCGGCAACGATGGTGCAACGGGTAGCACAGGTGCTACTGGAGTTGGAGCTACTGGAGCTACAGGAGTCGGAACGCAAGGTGCAACTGGCGCAACTGGTGCAACGCTTTCTCCTCAAATTGATATTTACGCTGGCTCAACTACTTGGACAAAACCAGCAAATGCAAAGCAAGTAGTTATCGAATGCGTTGCTGGTGGCGGTGGTGGTGGATATGGCGGCAAAGGCGCAGCAGGAACTGCTTTGTATGGTGGTGCTGGTGGAGGCGCAGGAGGATATAGTCGAGTTTCTATTGACGCATCTCAACTTACTGAAGCAAGTTATACTGTAACAGTTGGAATTGGTGGAACTGGTGGAATTGGCGCGACTTTAACTAATGCTGGACTTGGAACATTTACTCGTTTTATAGGAGCAGTTCAGGGGCAATTAGCTGGTGCAAACTCTGGCGGCGCGCTTGCAGGAAATGGTGGGGTTAATTTACCTGCAACAGGTTCTGGTGGTGCGCCTACACCAAATTCAGGAGGCATAGCAAATATAACGGGAACTGCTGGAACAGGAACTGGTTCTGGATTTGCGCCTACATCCGGAGGTGCTGGAGGTGGACTAACAGCAGCAGCAGTTGTTGGATCACCAACTGGTGTATTTAATGGTGGTTCTGGAGGGAATAACGCAATTGTTACACTCATAAGCTCTGGTGGCGCAGCGAGTTCAGTCGCAAATGGAGTTTCCGCAACATCAACTGCTGCCAGAACATTATCATCGCTCGTAATCAACGGGTCTGGCGGCGGAGGTGGTGGTGCTTGCTCGTTCGCTACTGGTTCTGGAGGCAATGGAGCCAATGGTTCTGGATATGGTTCTGGAGGTGGTGGAGGTGGATCAACCATTGGTTCTGGAGAAAGAAGTAATGGCGGCAATGGCGCACCCGGAGTCATGGTAATCACAACATACTTTTAATTATGGAAATTGACGACTGGCTTATTGTTAACTCTGAAACGCATGAAATTGAAATGGGAATCCGTTGGGATGGGAAAACCAATTGGCCTTTGCCAGAAGGAACATATGCTGTGAAACGAAACGAAGCAGATTTTTCAAAAATCAAATACAAACAACAAGAAGATGAATGATAACGCTACGCTCACAAGCATTTTGGGAACCACCACAAGTTTCACGGGCTTTATGGTTAGCATGATGCCGCATATAATTTCGTTTTCAACACAACAATTCCGAATCTTTCAAAATTAATAATCGTAGGATGAACCTCAAAAAATAATATTATGCCTATAACGAAAGCAAAAACAGCAGTAGTAAATCTTGACCAAGATACACTTATAAATGGAATTACGATTGGAAGAGGTGGAGGCAATGTTTTTTTCAATACAGCCAACGGTGCAGGCGCACTCTTCTCAAACACAACAACAGGAACCAACAACACAGCCAGTGGTAGAAACGCACTCTACTCCAACACAACTGGATTCAACAACACAGCCAGCGGTACAGGCGCACTCTTCTCAAACACAACTGGAAGCAACAACACAGCCAGCGGTGTAAACGCACTCAGCTCAAACACAACAGGAAGCAGCAACACAGCCAGTGGTAGAAACGCACTCCAAACCAACACAATATTCTCAAATGTTGGAGGATTCGGAAACAACGCTCAAGTATCTGGCTCAAATCAAATCAGAATTGGCGATGCAAATATTACCAGTGTTACTTGCCAAACTAATGCTTGGTCTGATGAACGAGACAAATCTGATATTCGTGATACTGTTCTTGGCCTTGATTTCATCAAAGAACTTCGTCCAGTTGATTATAAATGGGACTACCGCGAAGATTATCGCCCAGAAGCACCTGTTTATGTAGGGAAACCAGCAGAACCAAAAGAAGATGCTTCTGACGAAGACAAGGCTAAATACGCTCAAGAACTTGCTGAATACAATGCTTATGTTGTTTTGAAAGACAAGTGGCTTGAAGACTGCAAGTGGTCTAACCTTGTTCACGATGGAACACACAAGCGCACTCGCTTCCATCATGGTTTGATTGCCCAAGAAGTTAAATCAGTTATTGAGAAAACTGGAGTTGATTTTGGAGGATTCCAAGATCACACAATCAAAGGTGGCGATGAGGTTATGACGATTGGTTACACCGAATTAATTGGGCCACTTATCAAGGCAGTCCAAGAACTTTCAGCTAAAGTTGAAGAATTAGAGTCAAAATAATATTTTATTACAAAAATGAAATACCTTCTCGCCATTGCTATCGTTGCTCTTGCTGGATGCACTACGCTTCCAGTCGAGCAACCTGCGTTCGCAGGACGATACAAAAACGCCTGTCTTCCAGAAGCTATTGCAATGACGCAAGGTTTGAAGCAGGCAGGAATACAAGCTCGCGTTTTAAGAATATCAACAAACAAATGGAATCATGCCATCTGCGTGTACCTTTATCCTTCTGGATCAAATACCCTATGGGGCTGGGATAGTTATTGGAAATCAAATAGGCTGCGGGCATTTTCAGATGAACCTAATTCAATTGCCAAGGCATGGATAAACACAACGCTATCTGATGTTATATTTTTGAATTCACAATTTTTGGATAGCAATTCATTTAAATAGTGCTATACATCAAACAATAATCGTTTAACAATAAAACCTATGGCTACATCAATTGAAAAATTCGTAAAGTTCCAACCTATTCAGAGTGGATTCCAACGCTTCATGCGTGAGCGCAATCAAGAAGGTCGCCCTAAAGTAGATGAAACGCTTCGTGAGCGAGTTAATAAATATCGAAATCAAGAGTTCCTTGATAAAGAACTTGAAGACGAAGATAAATACAAACAAGAATACATTGAGGAAGGAGATCAGCTCCCAGAGACAGATGTTAGGCCAAAGGCAAGTGAGCCTGCTAAACCTCGTAGTGAAGGCGTTCAGCGTATGCAGCGCCGGATGCGTGAATCTCTCGGAGAGAAAGACGATACTCCTACTATTACCGTTTCCAAGAAGGCTAAAGAGTCGGAAGAGAGAAAACCTCGATACATTTCTGGTTTTGAGAAAGCTGGAAAGCCATCTCGTATTCGCGTTGGTGGAAGCAAACCATCAACCAGCCCAGAGCGACTTGAAGCTCGTAAGAAAATGCTTCGCAGGAACGCTATCTTTGGAAGGAAGTAATTATGGCAATCACTGCTTCCAAAAATACCAAACTAAGCAAAGAGCAAGAAGCATTGAATGCATTTGTGGCTAGAAATAGAAACCCACAATACGAATCTCCATTGCAGGAAACAGTTACTAAAACAGAAATAAAGACTCCAAGTGGTGGCACTGTTAAATACGGAATAGATACATTGGCAAGAATGCGTGAAACAGAAGCGCAAAATAAGGAAAAAGAAGTTGCTCGTAGAGAGAAATTTAATACATCACTTGCGTCAATGCAGCAGAATGCAGCTAATACTTTAAAGAAAAGATACGAAGATGAATTGGCTTCCCGTGGATTTGCCCCACCTCAAAACAGGCAGGAACAAGAGGCTATCGATAAAGCGAGGATGGAAGATTTTAGGGCTACTAGAAAAGCTAATATCGCAGCAGAAAGAGCTGAAAAAACAGCCTTAACAGATTACTCAAATTACAAAGCAGCCGCTAAGCAAGCTAGATTGAATAATGACTTTGGTGGAGTTGCTTATTATGAAAGCGAAGCATCAAAAGTAAATAATTATGTTGGTGGAGATATAACAAATGTAACGGCAAGAAGATCATTTTTTAAAGATCAAGCAAACAAAGATTTAATGCGTGAAGTTAATGCCCGTGTTGAAGCGAGGAAGCAAAAAACACAACAACAACAAACATCAAACCCTGAAGCTTCTTCATTTATTCCCAAATCAACAAGTGCGCCAATGGGGGTTGGAATTGATTCACTTTCATATCAGTCTCAATACAAGAAGCCGCTTGAAGCAACAGAGCAGCCATTTGGTTTGGTTGCTCCAAGAAAGCAAGATTATGGCGTGGATTTTTCAAGTATAAGCGAATACAATCCAGCTCAATCAAATACAAGTAAATTTACTTCCGAAAGAGCGATTCAAGGAAATGCGGAAAATGTAAATCCACAAACTCCATTCCCGCGATATACAGAAGAAAATCAATTCCCAGGTATTTCTAAAATTCCAAGAGTTCAAATAAACCCAGATGAATCTGCATCGGAATACAACGCCAGAGTTATTCAGGAATACAATAAAAATGTAATTATTCCATCGTTTAATAAGGAAACACAAGAAGCCGTAACTTCTGCAATTGAACTTAATAAAATAGAGCCATCACTATTTAGGAAGAGGCTTAGTTCTCCTGAAAACCTAAAAGAACATACCAAAGTTTCTACAAAATTAAAATCAGATAGAAAAGTAATTGTTCAAACAATGAAAGAATTGAAGTCTAAATTCCGCGACTATAATAAATATCCAGCAAATAGTAAGGAGAGAGCGCTTCTTGAAAATCAAATTGGCGTTCTTAATGAACAGCTTGGATTCTTTGATAGTTTACTAAATTAAAATGGCAAAGAGAAAATACAATAGGCCTCAAACAATTTATGAGGAGGAAATGAGTCCAGAAGAAAAGTATGGAACATCAAGATTTTTTGAATCATTAATTAGGTCTGATCCAGATTCACAATCAAGTTTTGATTATTCTCAACTTGATGAGAAGTATCCAATTAAATCTATTGGAGGAAGAATGCAACTTGAAGAGCAAAGGCGCAATGAAAATCCTTTTCTTGAAGAAGACATTGCTTATAGAACAAATATCATAAAGCAACGCGAATCAGAACTTGGGCTTAAAAAGGCTGCAAGAGATTTGGATATGTATGAATCGCAAATCAATCGCGAGGACGCAATACTTGAGCAAATTCCAGTTGCAAGGCAAAAACTATCCGATCTAGATGTTCGTGACCCTAATTTCATAAATAAGGCATACGATATTCAAGAACAGCATCCATTAGCGTTTGAGAGTGATAAATTTCAAAAGTATATCTTTCAACCAATGCTTAATCGTAATTCGCGTTTGATTAGCCGAAAGCAGGATGGAGTAATAACGCAAGAAGGGTTATCTAAAGCGATGGCAGAAATTTCAAAATATAACGAACTAATTGACGCTAGGGGCGAGGGGGTTGGTGCTTCAACGGAAGAGGATCGTTATCTTGGGTATTTGCAAAACCAAATTGACCAATTCTACGCGCAGAGGGGAATGGAGAATCCTAATGCAACTATGCCAATGCAAACACAACAAATGAACCGACCAGAATCATTTTCATTTAACACTCCAGAAGAAGCGGAAGAGGCTAAAAGAAATAATATCTTGAAAGTAGGAGATAAAGTAATTATAGGTGGGAAGACATACATTACTGAATAATGCCTTTCCGACTTTTAGATGAAGAGCCTAAAAAACTCGAAACAGAAATTACGCCTCAACAAACGCCAAGGATTGGGAGCTTTCGTCTTTTGGAAGACGAGCCAGCATTTGCTCAATCATCGCAACCTGCATACAAGTATGATGCTTCTCGTTTTCGCCCCAAGGGATTAACATCTACAAAATCAACGCAAGAAGCCCCGGAAGAACAAAGTATCTTCCGTCAAGTAGCAGATATCCCACTTGGCATTGCCCGTGGCGGTGTGACTGGTATCAAGATGATGACTGATATTCTTGGTGCTGATAATCCAGTATCAAAGTCATTAGCTGGAGTTGAGGGATACATGGCAGATTTGATGTCCGCTCAAGCAAAGGAAGATCAACAAGAGATTTCTCGCATTATGAAAGATGCCGAGGACAAGGGATTCGGCGAGCAGGTTAAGGCTGGTATTAAAGCGTTCAGCATTGCTCCAGTTGATATCATGTCTCAAGCGTTGGGAACAATGGCTCCTGTGCTTGCAACTGGTCTTGCTGGAAGCGCAGCAAAACTTGGAGCATTGGGGATTAGAGCGGTTCAAACTGGTGTTGGTGCTGGCATGGGTGCTGGCATGATTAAAGGCGAGATTTACAATGAGGTTAAAAACGAACTCATTAATTCTGGAACTCCAGAGGAGCTTGCCGAGAAAGCTGCTGTTGAAGCGCAATCTTACGGAGGAAAGAACCTAGATCAGATTTTACTTGGAGCAGGACTGGGTGCGGCATCTACATTGGGAGCAGAGCAAATCCTTACGAGGCTTATAACAAAACAAGGCGTTGCTCCATCTGCTGGTATTATATCTCGCACATTAAAGGGAGGTTTTACAGAAGCTATTCCAGAAGGCGTTCAAGCTGCACAGGAACAATTGGCAAAGAACGTTGCATTGCAGAGAGAGGGATTTGATGTTGACCCATCCCGTGGTGTTGTTGCTGCCGCTACGATGGAAGCTATTGCTGGCGCACCATTGGGTGGTCTTGCTGGAGCTGTTGAGCAGCCAGCTAAAGTTAAGACTCTTGAAGAGGAGAAATTTGAGCAGACCAATGAGATTGCAAGGAATGCTGCTGAAAATGGCGCACCACTTACTGCATCCGCACTTCAAGACAAAGCCGCCGCTAATCTAAATCAAGATGAGCTTGCAAGAAAACTTGAAGAAGAACTTTCGATTTCTGCCGTTAAACCATCTGTAGCCGCACCTATAGCTATTCCTACAAAAGATGAGTATGTCGCAAGGTATTCGGCTATTGCACAGGCAGCACCAGAAGAACTTACAAGAGCAGAGCAATCGTTCACAAACGAACTCACTACTGCCGATACAGAAGAGAAACGCATCAATGCACAGAACGCATTAGACGCAATTAAAGAAGTAAAAGCAGCAGCCGCTGCGCAACCACCAACAACATATGCCACTCAAGAAATCATCCAGCAACAAGGCGTTCGTGAAGAACCTCAAGACAGAACTCAAGTTGGGGCGACCACAGAAACAGGCGTTAGCGATAGCATACTCGACGCAACGAGAAGCAAAGAAGAAAGGCAAGTAGCCAGAGACATCGTAAGCGAACTGCAAGCTGTAGCGAACAATACCGCCACAGGCGAGCAGATTGCCCGTCTATCGATGGAAGGACTCGTAGATGTCCGTAGAGGCCAAGCCATCATTAACGAAGACGGTGAGGGCATTCTCGCGCAAGCACAAGCCCCATTGCCAAAGCTCACGCCAGAAGCAAGGGCTGCTGAAGTTGAAACTGCCCCAGCTACTCCGACTCCATCAGAACTTATCATTGGAGAAAAACCGCAAGTTTCTCCGATAGTAGGCGAGCAAGTTGCAGAGGCTACTCCAGCAGAACCAACTGTTAAGGAATCCTTGACAGTTCAGCCTGCACAAGCTGCACCCGTAGCTGCACCAGTAGAACAAGTAGTCACGCCACCAGTAGAGGTTGCACCAACCATTGCGGAGGCCGCTCCAGTTGAGCCGATTGCTCTTGCACCAGAAACTGCTGCTGTTGATAGATACACAGAGCTATCTCGCAATCCAAAAATCGGAACAGCTAAAGAACGAAAGGCTTTAGAACCAACTGTAGCAACAACAACATTCAAAACAAGTCGTGGCAGCACTTATTATATTTTGCCAGATGGGAAGATACGCCGAGACAAATACTCTGGAACAACAAGTTACTCTGACCAGATTGCTTTTGTTTCTCCCGAAAACGCAGAAAAAATAAAAGAGATTCGGAATGAATATGAAGAAGGCAAGAATACTTCGGTTGAAATTACTCCAGAAGTAATCCGTTTTCGATTTAACGAAAAGATCGCAGAAGTTCCAATTGCTTCACAGTCACCGCAAGAAGGGCTTTCTCCCTTTGAACTATCTGGTGGAAGATACCCGCATTTAGGTGATCCGGTAGTATCTCCCGCACCAGTCACCGAGCAAGCTGCACCAGCAGAAGCTCCCGCGCCAGAGGGTGCGCCTGCCCCACAAGTTGAACAAGAAATTGAAGTAGGTGATGAAGCGTCTGTTAATCTCGCTGGAAGAAATGAAACTGTAACCATTGCTCGTATAGAAGACATCAACGGGGTTCCAACGGCATACTTTGATTATTTTGGATACAAGTCTCGACCATTAGCTGAAATGCAATTGGTTAAAAAATCAAAACAAAACATAGCAAAGGCTGAAAGAAAAGCAAAAGAGGCAAAGGCATCTCAAATAGAAATTACTCCACCTAAACCAGAAGACTTTTTTTCAAATGAAGAAATAGCAAGTCTTGTATCTGGAAAAGCTCCTGATGGATGGAAGTCCGACACATCTACACGCGATGATTTTTTTCTAACAGATACAAATGGGAAGCGTTGGAGTTTTAAGCCACAGTATGAAAATGGTGAAATTACATCAATTCTTATGCGTGCTGAAGGGCAAGTTACAGGCGTTACAATTACTAAAGCGCCCACTCCAGCAGTATCTGAAGCTCCAACTCAGCCAGAGGGCATCGCAGTAGGCAACCGCATCAAGTTAGGCAAGAGTCCACAGACATACACCATTGAAGAAGTAATTCCGCAGACAGCAACAGAGAGAGATTTGGGCGAGCAGTATTACTCTGTGAAGAACGAACGCACTGGAGAGGTGCAAGTAGTAGAGGCAATGGACATGAAGAAAGTTGGTGGGAAGAGAGCGCGGAAGATGGCAATTTCAGATGGAACGATTTCATACAATCAACTCCCAAGCAACATCCAGAAAGAAGCCGATTTTGTTCCTAACAAAGAATCAACATTGTGGAAGTTGGAGCAAGTATCCGTTGAAGACTTGATGGAGAATAGCCCCGCTGGAATGACTGGAGATATTTCTGAAATTGAAGGCTATGATATAGATTCATTAATTAAAAGCATTAGGAAAGATGGAGTCAAGCAACCCATCGTGATGGTTCGCAATGCAGATGGATCAATTGATATTGAAGGTAATCATCGAGTATATGCTGCGTATGAAGCTGGGCTTGATACAATCCCGGCTTATGTCCTACAAAAACAAGGCATTCTTAAACAGGCAGTCGAAGAGAAGATTTCTAAAACAGCATTGATTGATAAAGATGGAAGCATCATTAGCGCACCAGACAAAAATCACGCAATGCTAATGGAGGAGAGCCAGTTTAATTTGGATGCTGGCGAGTATCCTCCAATGGAGAACTATGGGTTTGTTACAAACTTTGGAAGATTCGTTGGTCAGAAGGAAGCGCAGGAGATCGCTCGTAATTCGCAGCAAGTTATAGGAGGGCAGCAAATCAGCGGAGAGCTTGTTACTGCAATCAACGAAGAAGAGAGTGCGAATATTTTGAGGCTCAATGTCCAAGGTGCTTCTGGAAACAAATTCAATGAAGCAGGGTTCAAGAGATTCCCCGGCATTGCTGTTACGAGAACTAATTCTGAAACACTAACATCGCATCCGCTATACAATGCTGCCAAACGATTCAACAATGTAGAGGCTGCTAAAATCATTGTTGATGAATTTGTAGACGATCAAATGGTGTTTGATGTGTTTACCAACATTGATCCAAACAAGCCAGCGTATATTGTGCCTGTTCTTAAAGGTGAAGCTGATTCAATGAATATGCTTCCAGTCGCATTGGCTGAAAAACTTTCCAATGCAAGCGGAGTCCCCGTGTGGGGTAACTTGATTCAAGCAACTTCAGAGCAAAGCACAGGCGCTGGGGTGAATGAAAAGACAGAGATATCAAGGCAATTCATGGGTGAAGCTCCTCCAGCCGGATCGCAGATAATTATCGTTGATGACTATCTTGCTACTGGCAGAACAATTGCATCGCTTGAAAACATGACTGGAACAGCATCTTCTGTTGCGACAATAGCTTCTGGAAGATACGGAAATCAATATGGCTTAACTACTCAACGAGCAGAAAAACTCCTTGAGAAGGCAGGCATTACAAGAGAGAGATTTTATGAAATATATGGACTACAACCAGAACAAGCAATCACAGGAATCGAGGCCCAGGCTTACATCCTCAATGGGGCCGCTGGCGAAGGTGGACTCACAAGTAGATTCCCTGTCGAAAAAATTTCACCAAGCAATGAAGGAATTAAAAACATTGCGAATGTCCCAGAATCAGTAGTTCTATTTGCTGGTGGTGGGCTTACAGAGCTTGGACTTGTTGGGATTGTAAGAAATGGATATGTTGTTGAGGCCAATCAACGGATAGCTGAATTCTACGAGGAAGCTCATGGCGTTCCTGTAATTCAAGACTATGTCCAGAATGTAAAGTTTTATGGTATTAATGGAGGTCATCTACACGCATCCCCCGTTTGCAAAAACTTCTCTACTGCTAAAAACAAACAACAAGTTACAGAGCAAGATAAGATTATTGACAGAGAAGCTGCTGGCGCTGTAGCTCAAGCAATTAGGGACATACAACCAAATACTGTTTCTATTGAAAATGTAACTGGATACAAAGATACAGAATCATACAATTCCATTATCTCTGCGCTTGAGGAGAATGGTTATATTTATGATGCGAATTTTTACAACGCAAATGATTTTGGAGCGCCAACATCTCGCAAGCGTTTGATTGTTAGAGCAGTTAAAAAGGGTGGAGTTCTTCCAGAAATACGCAAGAAAAAGAAAAGAATGTCTTGGTATGATGCCGTTAAGGACATCGTAAATGATTTGCCGGATCACGATATCAATGCCGCGAGGTATCCAGCCAGAATGATGTCCTACTTGGCTGCAAAGGGAATTGATATTTATAATGTTGATCAACCGCTTTTGATTAGCGGAACTGATGGCAAAACATTCCGCAATGCAGATCAGCCAGCAATGACATTCTTGGCTACTCCAAGGGCGCTTAATATTATTGCTCTTCCTGGTGGCATCATTAAGAAGGTCACAGCACGGGCAATGGCAAGAATGACTGGCGTTCCAGATTCATTCCCGCTACCAGCAGATGAGGCTCTTGCAAAAACTATTATTGGAAACGGAATTCCTCCTGCGCTTACAAGATCGGTAATTGGCGACTTGATTCAGAAGAATGAAAAGCCAGAAGTTGCCGTTCCAAAAGTAGCAGCTGAAAAGAATCAATATACATTTGATGCAGCTGAAAAAGAAGTTACAAATTTCTTCGGTGAAATGCCGGAAGGAATTGTTATTGTAAACAATACAACCGATCCAGACTTGCAATTTAAAGCCGGATACGATGTGAAGACAGGTGAAATTATTATTAACCTTGCATACATCGATAAGAAGGAAAATATCGGAGACATTATCTCTCACGAACTTGGGCATTATATCTTTGGTGATCCGCAATTCCGGGCAGACTTCCAAGAGTTTTGGGACATGATGACTCCAGAAGAACAGGCTGAAGCTGATAGGATTATCAACCAATTTTACAACAACGAGACTAACGAAACCAAAATTGAAGAGAAACAGATTCGCGCATTCATGCAGTTGATCTCTGACTCTAAAGCTCAACCACAATGGAAGCAATTGCTAGATAGCATCAAGCGTTGGATGAACAAATACTTTGGAACTAAATTCCAAACAACAGATAGGACTGCATTGGCTATCCTTTCTACTGCAATGAATCGCTTTGCAAGCGGGGAGCGAATCATCCGTGAGATTGATTCTGGCGTGCTGAAGATGGCAGCAGAGCCAAAGCGTGAGAAGGTAGCAGGCAAAGAGCGTGGAGAGATCATCACCACTCCAGAAGGGATTATTAAGCAAACGCAAGAGGTGCTACGAAACAAGTTCTTTGATGGAACGGAAGTTTCAGATAATGCAACTCAACAAGCGTGGAACTATATAGAGCAGTTGTTGGATATTAAATCCGGCGCGGCCAATGCGCTTGCAGGACAGATTAACGATGTAGTTGATCAAGAGACGAATTCTGACTCCAGAATGGGGGCAAGTTTGTTTTCTGTATCTTTGGCTAACTATGCCGCGAAGCTCGCTGCTCAAGGTGACATGACAATGCTTCCATACATTATCCGCAGGATCAATCGTATGCCAGTTGATAACCTTGCTGGGGGCAGAAGCGAAGCTGGTGAAGCGTTGAGAGCTGCAAGGGAATATCAAATCGATGGATTCAATACGCTCAAGACAGAAGACAAGGCGAAGGTTGAAAGAACAGCAGCTACATTGTTTGGAACTGATAAGCCAAGCAAAGATCAAGTAAAGGTTGTTGAAGATGCTATTAAGGCTTCCGAGGATGAAACAATTGGTAATCCAGAGGATGTTGCCGCTGAAATTGAGAAGGTTGAGAATAGAACTGGCAGAAGGGTTGTTGACAAGGTCGAAGGTAAGATCAAGGAATCAACAGAACCAAAAAAAGAAGAGCTTCTTATTTCATTTGAGAATTTAGATGCAGACAAAAAGATCAAAGGCATCACGCTTAAATACAGCCCACAGAAAGTAAATGTAGTCAAAAACATTCAGAACCTCATCATCGGCAAGATGGTTGATTATCGAAAAGCACTTGTTAATCAAGGCGCAGGTGGACTTGAATCTACATTCTGGCAGACGATGAGCAGTCTGGAAAACAAGCCCGGACCATTGGGTGAGATTGACCAGGCTCAAAACAACGAGCTTGCAAGAATTGTTAAGAACACGCTTATCAAACTTGGGCTTCAAGGTGAGCCTAAGAATACAAAAATGACGGACATTGAGAAGGTTGCGTCCATCTTGAACGAGAATAAGTTGAGTGATGAGAAGAGACTTGAAGCTGATCAACGGATTGTTCAAGAGATTGAGCGTAGAAGGCAGAGTGAACTTGCATCCGGCTCAAGCCCAGAAGCTGTAAATGCAAAATACGATGTCATTCTCGATGCTTGGAATGAAGCGATGAGCAGGCAGTTGAATATGCCGATTAGCGATAATATGCTTCAGCGTTTGCTGAAATCGGAAATAAAACAACGCAATACTCAGATTAGCGAACTCATCAATGAGAATGACGGAAGAGTTGTTGAGGAAGTTAAGAACGACATTGTTGATTCTATTATTCGCAGAATCTATGGTGTTTCTAAAGAGTCCGAAACAGGAATTGAGATGGATGAGGATTACAGCAATCTTCAGTCATATCTCAAGCAGACGATCAACAATATGTATGCAACAGCTATCCAGAAGAAGAATGCTGCATACGCAAAGCGTCAAGCTGAGAGAAGCCTCAAAAATAATGTTGATGCACAAGCGCAATCAATCATCAATCAACTCTCAACGGAGTTAAGTGATACCCCATCATTCTCGCCGCAAATAGAAAACAAGGTTAAGGTTATTGTTCAACAAGACTTGAGGCAAAATCCAAACATGGGACGTAAGCAACCATGGACAAGCCAGCTTACAGCAAAGCTCATTGACGCTGGTGTGGACGAGACACAGGCTCAAACAATCTCTGAACTAACCTGGAGACAGCATGAGATTAAGAAGATGGATCGTGATCTTAAGGAACTCAAGACAGCAGCTGAAAAAGGATCGCTTGCCGTTATCATTGATCGAATCAAAACAACGCCATTAGAGAAGCAGCAAGAGCCTAACTGGATGCAAGGCGTGATTCGTGAATACTTGGTTGAAGCCGGACTATCTGATAAAGCTGCTGAAACTGCCGCGAAACTATACGAAAGCGTAATCTCTGAAAAGTTCGCAGAAGCGAAACAAAAAGCATTTGAAACAACACTTAATAAATCCGCTCCGTGGCAAAACTATCTTTCAAGAAATAGCCGACTTGGCAAGGACGCATTGAAGAGAATTCAAGACGCGATTAGAACTGGAGTTCTTGATCCAACGCAAAATGTCGAAAGCATTATTGCAAGAGAGAATGGGTGGTCTGGTTTTACTAAAGAACAATTCCAACGCATTGTTCAATTGGACAATGTTATATCCAGTCCAGATACAGACCAAGTTACAAAAGCGGAGGCAATGGACGAGCTTAACAAGATCATCGTTAAGGCGAAGATTCCAGTAAGATTCAAGGATGCCATCGGCGCATATTATGTTGGTCAGGCGCTTATGGGTATTCCAACGCTAACCGTTAACATTGCGTCACCTATTGGGTTCTCTGTCAGAAATCTTATCACAGATATCGGACGCTATGCGTTTACTGAACCATCGAGAATTCCAATGGCATTTGAAACATTCTTGGATAGTATGAAGTCTTGGTATAACCAAAGCTCATACGCATTCAGAAACCAAATCTACATGAATGATGTGGTTGAGTATTTGAATGGTCAGAATGTTCTTCGTGAATTGTTTGACAAAGGAAAAGCTCAATGGGCTAAAGGTGAGTATGCGAACGGCATGGCAAATATGCTTGTTGGCATGACGCAAATTACTGGTCGAGTTCTGTCGGCTTTGGATCAAGGCGCTATCTCTATGTTGGAGAATCAAAACATTACGAGATATGCGATGGAGGCAATGAAGCAAAGAAACATTCCGCAATCAAAGCGGAAGGAGATTGCCAACATGATCTTTGATACACGCAGAAGGACATATGCAGAAAATGTTGCTGCTGGCATGGAGAAAGATCGCGCTGGTGTGCTGGCTGATTTGGCAGTCAGAAGCGAGATTATCAATGCGCTTTCTCCAGAAGGAATTGATTTCAAGGATGTATTGGATTCTGCTATTAACGACTCATTGCAATCTGTTGGTAGAAACAAGACAATTAATGTTGATGGAATTGTTAAGGAGAATGAAAGGCTATCTGATGCGGGTGTGCTGTCTTATCTTCCAATTGAATTCCTCCAAAAGATAGCATCCGGCGCGGCAAGTAGTGGGCCATTGATGCAGGTATTCTCCAAGATGGTTTATGGATTTGCTCTTGTCCCAGCCAGAGTATTCCATACAACAGCCTGGTATTCTCCATATGGATTCATTCGACTTGGTATTGATGCTTATAAAAAGAATAAGGGCGAAGATTCGCCATATGCGATGAGTTTGCAAACAGACCTGCAATACAAGCAAAGGCTTACAGACGCTATCGCCGGATCAATTGTCATGCTTGGACTCGCCGCTCTTGCAAGTGGATCAGCTGATGATGACGAAGAGAAGAAGTTTAAGATTGTTATTACAGGTAATGGTCCAAGTTATTCAGCAGACAGGCAGTTCTTTGATGCGTGGCATAAAAAGTATAAGCCATACAGCATTAATATTGTTATGGGCGATACCGTTATTCCAATCAACATTGGACGAGGCGGCGAGGCATTGTTCTTCCCAATTATGCTTGCTGGCGCATTGGACGATTGGGGAATTAAAAAGAAACTTAATCTTACCAAAAAAGAACCAGAAGACTTGAACCTCGCTGTGGAAGTGTTGGGGTCATCATTCTTTGCCTTGGCTCAAAGAGGGCCATATGCTGCGTTTACCAAACCATTGTTTGATGCATCTAAAGAAGGCAAGATTACAGAAGAACTTGTTAGCCAAGCCGGGTTCTTTGGTAAAACATTTGTTCCGATATTAGGTTCATCTCTTTCAAGGAATATTTCTGACTTTATTAACGATCCAATTGATAGGTCTTCATTGGAGGGAGCTATCTACGCTAATACACCTATTGTTGGTCCGTGGATGGGCGCTAAAGCTCTTAATGCATTGGGGCAACCAATTAGGGCGGACGATTGGGGAGATAGGCTATTTAAGCTCGGAGTGCCAGTTGTATTCTCATTCCCTAAAAATACTCCAGAGAATGAACTCAATGAGCTTATCCTTCAGAAAGGAAGTGGACCATCAATCCCAACAAGAGCCAATGCGCAGAAACGATTTGGTGATGTTCTGACAGATAAAGAGTTTGAAACATATGTGCGTGAATATGGACGAGTTGTGTCTGACAAGATGTTCAAGAACAGGAAACAACTTGAAAAGATGTCTGTCAAAGATTACGATGATGAACTTCAAAGATATGTCACGGGATACTCAATCGATGGAATTAAAATTACTGGGGCATCAGATATGGCAGTTCGTGCTGTAAGAAGGATGCGAGGCGAATGATTGAATACGAGTATATTGACAAGTCAACCTCCCCTCCCGGCGGGTGGAAGATAAAAGTTCCACAAACTGGAGTTGAGTTTAAACATTATGACTATCGATCAATATGTAAGTCATACAAGAATCATTGCGCTGCAAATGATATATTCTTAACTCCTACATGGGAGGAAGAGTTTATTTCAGAGATGTGTAAACAGAATACGCATTGGGGCAGAATGTGCGTGAATGTAGATATGAAGAAAATACCAAGACGAAGACTTTCACTAACATCTGTTCTTTCATTCTTGAACATGATGAAAACATGGGCTGAATCAACTTTGTCTGGAAAGGCTGCATTTGTTAGCCGAGAAGAAGCTGAGAAACGGGCTACAATTTGCGCAACATGCCCAATGAATACTACGCTCCAATTCTCATGCGGAGCGTGTATGGGGGCGGTTATAACGCTATTAAGCTCTATCCTTGGAAATAGGAAGACAGAACGAGACAACGAACTGGGTGCTTGCTTAGTATGTAGTTGCTCGTTGAAAGCTGCCGTCCATGTCCCGCTAAATGTGCAGAGGGATGGATTGAGTGAAGAAATTAAACAAGACTTTGAGAAAATAAAACATTGCTGGAAACATATATGAACTTCTTACACGAAAGAGACTTTGGTGATATTATTTTAAGCTTGGCAGTTGTTAGGTCTGCAACAAAAAGCAAGTCAAACTACTACATTCAAAACAACCCTAATGCCGTTAAGTTACTATCGCCACTTATTGAGTTTCAGACATATATAGATAAGTGCTGTAGCTATAAAAATCAAAACATTGACGAGTCATTTGTTGACTTTAGAAAAGGTGGTTTAGAGTGGGGAAAACCGCTTATAGTAAATCATGCAAGTTGGGTTAAACGAGAAGTGGACTTGTCTAAACCTTGGCTAACTGCTCCTGTGGATAAGAAATACAAGGGGGCAATTATTGTTAACAAGACACAAAGATATGCGAATCCGCTATTCCCATGGGGTCAGCTTGTTAAGATACTTGGTAACAAGATGCTATTCGTTGGGCATGAGAATGAATATGATATTTTTTGCAAGAAATATGGCAAGGTAGAGCGGTTGATAATCAATGATTACCTTGAACTTGCAACTGCTATAAATAGCTCTGATTGTTTTATTGGGAATCAGAGTTCTGCAAATTGTGTGGCTGAAGGATTAAAACACAAAACAATTCAAGAGGTTTGTTTATGGCAACCAGATTGTATCTATAAACGAGACAATGCTGCATTTTGTTACGATGGAACAATAGACACAACAATATCTGGAATTGATATTGAGATAACAAGAGAGATACAGAAGCTTGATAGGCATGAATCCCCTCCTGGTGGATGGAAGTTAACGACAAATGTTAAAACGCTTAGAAGTTATGCAATTGATGTTTTAATAAACGAGGCGAGAAACAATGGTGTTGTTGGGAAAAATAAAGAGATAGAGGAGATGATTATTTCGGAAACATCTAATGATCGTAAGTATGATCCAATTGTCGAAAGATTCATGCATGATATAAAGCGTGTTGAGGAATTACTACAGAAAGCATGAACGAGACAAGTAAAGCAATGCGGCGAAGAATGATTGAAGATGAGCTTGGAATCTTCAATTGGAGTAAAATTATCAAAGGCAAGGGGATTGATGTTGGATGTGGTCCGGACAAGGTGTGGGATGACAACTGCATAGCATTCGATCAAGAGCAGGGTGACGCAAATAAAATATCTGAATACTTTGGGGATGGGTTTGATTACTTGCACGCCTCGCAATGCTTGGAACATATGCATGATCCATATGCGGCGATGGTTGAGTGGTTAAAAATAATCAAGAGTGGTGGACACGCAATTATATCAATACCAGACTGGACGCTTTACGAGGGATGGGTTTGGCCGTCTCGCTATAATCCAGACCACAAAAGCACATGGAGTTTTACATTTGAGCAAAGTCCATCAAAGCATCATGTGAATATCTATAAATTCCTAGATAAGTTATCTCCTTATTGTTACGCTAAGAGGGTAATGCTGATAGATAATAATTATAACTACAGCGCATCTACGAGTATTGATCAGACATTTGAAGAATCAAATGGAGTTGAGGCATTTATTGAAATGGTTTTATGCAAGCTGTAATCGTTAAAGCAAAATTACAAATAGCAGAAGTTGATAAACTTGTTCAATACTGCAAACAGTTAGACGGAACTGTCGTCAAAATTATCCAGAATGACGAGAAGGTTACGAGCTATCCAGAACGCAATAATCATGCGTTACAGCAGGCGTTTAACGCAATGGGTGACGAGCCTTTCATTTGGCTTGAACCTGATAGCATTCCGTTGAAGGAGGGGTGGGTTGCTGCACTTGAGGAAGAGTATCGTAAGCTTGGGAAACATATAATGTTATCAAGTGACACTCACCCTCCGCACGATATTGTCGGAGGAATAGGTGTGTATGGAGGTTTAGCCAAAAAGCTAATACCGGCAGGGATTAAGGCAGATGGATGGGATGGATGGACAATAAAGAACATCAAGCCATTAGTTTCCTTCACTCCGTTAATTCAACACACATACGGAGACTATTCAAAAGGGGGATGTGACCAGCATATCTTTCCAAGAGACAATCACATTATCCGCGAAGATGCCGTGATATTCCACAGAGACAAACAGCAGGGATTAATCAATAGATAGAACGGAACTTGCTGAACGCTTGCTTCCATCCGCTGCTTACAACCTTATTGTTCGCATTTAACGCCTTTGTTGCCTTTCCGCTATCAAGGTTCAGCCTCTCCCTCGCAAGAGCTAATAGACCCATCCCTGCGTCAGCAATGTCAGGGGATATTCCAAACCTTGATTTCATTTCCGACTTAGGCAGAACTTTAATGCGGAGAGCCAGATTCTTTTCTCCATTAGGATCAAGCTTCCTCATGCACATTTCCCGCAGCAAGTCATCGCTTATGCCCTTGATCTGACCAGTGCGCATATACTCTTTGGCTGAATACCAAATTTCAGATACAGAGTTTACATACCTTTCGTGTGATGGAGTTGGATCATAAGCTGACACTGGATTTTCAGATGCTCGCCCACCAAATTGAAGGCCATATACATCTTTTGACCATGCTACGGAGATAAAATCTCCTAGCGGACCACCAGCGCCGGACTTATCGTATCCAGCATTCTTAGGCTGAACGCCTCTCGCCAAGCACTCATTACGAAACCACTGCACTACCTGCTGTGATCTCGTCATGGATTTGTCAGTAACATCCTCACTGAATACAAGAAACTCGTCATACTGAAGTCCTCGATAACCATGCGGTTCAGCAAGCTTCCCAACAGTTCCGAAATAAAGCACCGTTCTATCTCCACCATTGGTAAATGAAGGATCAAGGAACGCAACCTTCGCCTTATCATTATCAAGCCATACAGCTTTATCTGTAGCCTTTGAATTTAATATTTCAATCTCTGAGTAGATTTGATCCGTAATTCCAGCCGGACACCAAAATCCACGATACATACGCCAGAATGACGATGTGTTCTTTGCATCTTCTGGAATCTTGTCAAAGTCTTGTGGACCCTCCATCCATGGATAAATCTTCTTTCGTGCGATCATGTTTGGATTCTTCAACCCGTCAAAGTGCAAGCACACTCCACGATCTGTTTTCCACTCCTCATCGTCGACATCAATAGAATCCCATCCTCCGCTTGGCTTGGCGAACTTACCAAACGCATCAACATAGGAAGCCGGGTTTGAAATGCCGATAAACTGAAAGCGTTCGCAACCTTTGGACAAGTTAAAGAACGCAACTTCAGTAATAGCTTCAGATAACTCTGAAAGTTCGTCAGCAACAAAGATTACATTTTTGTTGTGGATACCTTGCATCTTGCCAGTAGCGTCACGCTCTTTCTTTTTCTCACCAGGAATAAGCACAATTCCAGAAAGGTCTGATCGCTTTCCGTCTCTTCCGACATAGCTAATCTTATTCTCCGAATCTACGAGATGCCCTGGTAATCCAAGTTGTTCACACACTCCCCAATACCTTGTGATCTTTCCCCATATACGCTGCTTGGATGCTTTGATCGTGGTGGATGTGGCAAGAACAGTTGTATTCTCTGGATCGCAAAGGTAGTTGATGATAGCCCAAATTGCGTATGCTTCAGACTTACCACAACCGCCAGACCCGGCTATAGCGAGATACTCATGGTCACAAGCTGCGCGAATCATTCGTTCAGCCCATGGATGCCAAATGAAATTTACAGCAGCCTTCGCGTCTCTTTCCGGCCAAAACGCTTTTGCTATCCTTTGGAAGTGGTGAAATGTATCAACGCCACCAGTGTCTTTAGGTATTCTGTTTTTAATCTTCTCACGAAACATAGCCAGCTCAATAGCTATTTGGTGAGTATTCTTGCGCCAGTTAAATCCATATTGATGCAAGTAGCCATCCATTGGATCGCCAAAAATAGGAGCGAAATTCATAAAAATATATTACAAGAAATTTGAATTATCACAAATTATTATTGCAATGAAATCACAATATGTTATCTTCCATACGCCATGACACTCCTACAAGCATTGGGAATACACAAAACAAAGTCAGAGATTTTCATTGACGAAAAGCGTCCAGACATTGATTTTGAAATTATTGTTAAACCAGAAGATTATGTTAATGGAATTAAACACGACCTTACAAAGTCTCCACTTGCTCTTGCGGTATCACGCGCAATCGATGGAAGCGGATTCGTGCTTGATAGGGCAGGCTTTAAAGTTATCATTATTTCTCGCGGCATTTACGAGTATGCTTTCTTTATGCCTCGGAGGGTGTGGAGGAAGGTGAATTGCCAAGAGTTCGTTGATGAACGATATCCATCGTCTCCGATAAAGTTCACGGCAACATTTACAATGTTATTTTAATATGAAGCTAGTAATACCAGTATCTCGGCATGATCGTCATTTGATCCCCGCCCTCTTGAAATCAATCGAAACATTCAACCCAGGCTCTGAGCATGAACTGCTTGTATTTGGATCACGCGAAGTTGAATCTGATGTGTTAGAGATTGAGGCAAAAATTAAACATTTATTTAATCTGTCTGAAACCTTGATCATAGATGACACGATGCTTGGATGGCCTATGTCGTGTAACTTTTATTTCCAGCAATTGTGTAGATATATTTCTGGCAAAAAAGATATCGATTCATTTATGTGGTTTGAACTTGATACCACAATTATGAAGGATAACTGGCTGGATATAATTTCTGATGAATACTATTCAGACACAACAAAAGCGGTAAAAGAGAAGCGTGAGCCTGCTATTTATCTTGGATCGCGGGAAAGAGTTTACGAGGGAAGGAATGGAGAGCTTTTGCCGGAATCTCTTGCTGGTCAACGAATGGCTCCAGTTGGAGTGTATTCCAGAGAAATATGTCTTTCGCATGTATTGAATTCCTTGTCTATGGTTAATAGGCATTGGACGCATGTAATCCAATGGTATGTTGTTAAGAGATTAAAAAACTCTTCATTGATTCAAAATAACTGGCGCACAAAAAACTATCGCCATGAAGATAAAAACATTGTATGTGATTCTGATGCCAATTTAGCTTGGGATGTTCACTGGAATAAACCAGTTGATGAAGGTGCTGTCCTTGTGCATGGATGCAAGGACGGTTCTCTTTTCAAGTTATTGTTGGACAATAATAATAACGATATGAAAATGGTTAAAAATTTATCAGTTGAGGATGCTGAAGACATCTTGGATGACATCGAAGATGTTACGGATTCTGATGTAGAAAAACATTCTAAATTGCATAGACAACGCATATCAAACATCAAGTCCCTTAAAAAGAAACAAAAGGAAAAAGAAGAATGAGCGATGTATTAGCAACACTTTCTAAAGATGGAACGCCTCCCGGTTCAAGAATCAAAGATGCAAGATCAGCCTATGAGATTTGGGAGACACTACGACGAGCGGATGCCGTTTCGTCTTTTGACCGCAGTAAGATTGACGCTGCGTATGATAACGAGCGACCATACGATGAGAGGGCGTTGATTAACGCAGGACAGGCATATCGCGTAAATGTATCTTGGGGATTCGCGAAACAAGTCCTCGATACAGCACTTGCTGGATATACAGACATTATCAATGCACCGCAAACATTCTTCTCATGCCCTACGCTTCACGGATCGCAAACAGAGAATGATGAACTTTCACAGGTAGTCGCTCAAGAGGTTACTGCCGCAATTCGTTCTTGGCGCAATTTCTTCCCAACATACCTAAAGCTGTGCAATAGCTTTATTAAGCATGGCGTTGGAGTTGTTATGTTCAACGATGAGTGGGATTGGCGTTGGAAGGCAACAGATATGTCTGACTTCAAAATCCCTCGCAAAACGGAGATTGGTCAAGACAACATTGATGTTGCTGCCTGCCTCCGTTTCTATAGCCCAACGCAACTCTATCAGTTGATTAAAGATGAGGAGACTGCAAGAATCCACGGGTTCAATATTGAGGCTTGCCGTAGAGCAATCATCCAATCTGTAAATAATAACAACAACTATTATAACTTTAGGCAGTATGATTGGGAGAAGTTGGAGATGGAGTTGAGGAACAATGATTTGTTCTTCACTACTCAAGCAGCCAACCAACAATCAATTCGCGTGGTTCATTTGTGGGTCACAGAGTTTGATAATCGTGTATCACACTTTATGATAAATGATGACAATTCTGTCCAAGATTTCTTGTTCAAGAAGATTGGAAGATTTGAGAATAGTTATCAGGCATACACTGTGTTTACTTATGGCGTTGGGACTAATGGATACTACCATGGCGTTCGTGGGCAGGGATACGATGTGTTCGCAATCAATGGCGCATTGAATCGAGCATATTGCTCTTTGCTTGAGATCGCATCGTTTGGTTCTGCTCCAACATTCCAGCCAAAAGATGAGACTGCTTTGCAAGAAATGCAGTTTATCCCAAATGGAATTTATAATTTGCTTTCACCCGGAATTGATGTCATTAAGGATACTATAGTTCCCAATGTATCAAATGGAACTCTTCCAATTGTAAGCGCATTTACGCAGCTATTCCGTGAAAGAACATCTGCTTATAATACGGAGTCTTTGGTTAATACTTCTGTTGAGAAGTCAGCTACACAAGTACGCGCTGAACTTAGCAATATTGCTAAAATGAGCGTGTCAAGTTTGAATCTATTCTTTGATCCATGGGAATCATTGGTTCGTGAAATGGTTCGTCGCATGAAGCGTAAAGACTACGATGCCCGTGAACCCGGAGGGAAGCAAGTTATTGAGCTACACAAGCGTCTCCTTCGTCGTGGCTCTGAATCATTTGGCGCAAAGGATCGGTATCTTCAAGCATTCTTCAACCTCGATGTTGATAGGCTGCGTGTAACAAAACCGGTGGGCGCAGGTTCTGAAGCCGCTCGTATGGTTTCGTTTGATCGACTCATGGGAATATTTGGTAGCTTGCCAGATTTCGGCAAACAGAATCTTATTTGGGACATTGCATCTGAAACAGCAGGATATGAGAATGCTGCTCGTTATGCAGTTCAGCCTGGTGAGTCTGATCGTCCTACGGTTGACGCATCTATCGCTCAAGTTGAGAACAACCAACTTATCGCTGGTGGTAGCATCCAAGTTCTTGATGGTCAGAATAACCTTGTTCATGCCAAGGTTCACACAGAAGCACTCAATCCGCTTGTGTCACAGGCTCAAGAGTTGCTTGAGCTTGACCCAATGCAGCTTGCTCCTATGCTTGGAGGAATCAATGCGCTTAATGCACACGTTGCACAACACGTTGAGCTTCTATCTCAAGACCCGCAAATGCGTAGTGAGTCTGCTATGTTCCGACAAGTATTGCAGAATGCAGATGAGATTTTGCACAATGGAACTCTGAAGGTTCAGAAGTTAATGGGAGAACAAGAGCGGCAATCAATGATGCAGGGAGAAGAAGAGCAACCTCAACCACAAATTGATCCCGCTATATTGGCAAAGATTGATTCTGAAAGAGCAGTTCGCCAAGCCAAACTTGAGATGGATATGCAGTCCCATCAACAGAAAATGATTATGCGTCAGCAAGAAGCATCGCAAAAACTTGCCTTGCGTGATGCAGAGGTAGCGAGTAAGATTCAACGCGAAGGTATTAGGGCATGACACAAAGACAACTATTCCAACTAAACTCTGACAAAGTATCTCAACTAACTTTACTTCTGGAGTCTCCGCTTCTTAAAGAAGCATTTACTATTGTTAGACTAGAATGCGCTCCAAAAGCTCCAACTGATATTGAAGCAGCCAAGTCTATTGGTGCAGAAGATTTCTTGAACAAGCTAACGCTACTTACTAAAGTATCTCAAAAGAAATTGAATGACTTAGATAAGGAGTATATCGTTCAAGCGAGGAAAAAACTTTTGTCCACTGGATTATACACAGAGGATGAAATATTGGAGGCAGAACGCCTTTCAATGCAAACAAACAATCAACAGGAGTAATAACATGAAAGCAACAGAAACTACTAAAGCAGTAACTAAAGCAACTTCCGGCAAGAAAACGAGCGTTGGAACTAAGAACAAATCTTGGGGCGACCGTCATCGTGCAGTAATCAAAAAATAAATAACTATGTCTGAACAAACACAAGAAGCACCAGTATCCACAGATTCAGCAATCTCCAATCTACGGAGTGCGCTAACATCCATTGCAAACAATGACCTATCGATCCAGCCGCCGAAGGAGAGTAAGCCAATTGAACCTACTCCAACTTCACCAGGAACGGAGGCAAAGCAAGAAGCGCCGAATAACTCCAATGGAGGAGTTGAGGAAAATAAAACTGAAGTTACTGCAAAAGATGTTCAGCCGGAAGCAGAGCCTACTGAAGACAAAGCAAAGATTCGGTGGAAAGAGCTAAAGCAAGCTGAGTCTGATCTAAAGAATGCACAGCGAGAACTCGCTGAACTAAAAGCTATGGGGGAAGAAAGTCAGCAAGCCGCAAGGGAAGTTGCTGAACTTAAAGAACAGCTTGAAGCAATCCAGAAAGAACGAGAAGAACTCGATGGTGAACTCTATATGTCTAGGGTTCAATCAACCCGTGAATGGAAGCAGTATATTACTGAGCCATTGAATCAAATAATTCAAGATGCTGAATTCTTTTCGCAAAGAAACAAGGCTGATACGGGTGAGCTTATTGACGCGCTTCAGGCTGATACGAATGGTGATCCAGCTAAACTTGAAAACCTCATTGCTGATTGGTCTGAGCGTGACAAGACAAAGGTGTGGGCGTTAGCTGATAACCTTCTGCAAATTGAGAAGCGCAAGTCTGATCTTGAATCCAATTCAAAGGCTGCATACGAGGCTTCTATGGAGCGTAATAGTATGGAGCAGCAAGAACAATATAAACAATATATTGCACAGCGCGAAACCGCTGTGAGCGAAGTCTTGCCAAAGATTAGTGAAAAAGTATTTAGCCTATTGCCGGAAGACAAGCGACCAGACATCAATAAACTTCAACAAGAAGTAATGGGTTATGATGAGTGGCCTGAGAACTTGAAGGTTTATGGAATCCTTGGAGCAACAGTTCTTCCAGACTTGGTTGATCAAATCTCTTCATTGCAAAAAGAACTGAGCGAGGCTAGGGACAATAATGTAAAACTCCGTGGTGGCGCTCCAGCCGCTGCTGGTGGTAATTCTCCTAGGTCTCCTGCTGATACAGCAAAGCAAGTTGACTATACAAAGGTAGACACAGATGACTTTGTTAAGAGCTTAGTAAGTAGGATTTCTGTATAACATTTGCGTCTGGTGTAGATGCTGAATAGAGTGGGATTAAAACCCCACTCTATTTTTTTTAATTATTATTAAAAATAATGCTTGCATATTTAAACAACTTAAATTATTTCTCGCAATGCAAGTTGTAAGGCTTGTTTAAAAATCTTACACGGATCGCTGATTCCTTAACATCAGTAAATAAAACTGAGCTTAATAAATCCGAAAGGTCTTTGAAGTGGCTCAACAAAGAAAAACTAAACAGAATTGCATTCGGTAACTCAAACACTTTTGCAGTTCACAAATTAAACTTAAATTTAGAAAGATAAAATTATGGCACAATATGATCTCGCTGATGTAAACAATCAGCTCCAACAAGAAGCAGGCCGAATCGGTGAAATGATTTCGGCAAAACTTATCGCAACTGACCCTTGGAATCGTCTTGTCAAACAAGACACCTTCCCTGCCGGAATGGGCGAATCTATCCAGACCCTCATCCAAGAGCGTACAACCGTTCCTAACGCATCCTCAACTGCGTGGGAAGATGTTGGCACTAACGATGGAACTGGCAACACCTGTAACCCAACTCCTCAAGTTGTTGAGTTTGCTCGCACACTCAAGAGCTACAACCTCCAGCAGTCCGCTATCCGTTCGCCTGGTTTCTGCGTGAACGATCTCCGCACTGCATGGAAGGCTGAAGAGCAGCTTGCTGGTGAAGTCAAAGTTCTTAAAGAGAACTCTCAGTGGTTCTGGGGCAACCGTTATCGCGATGAGTTCTCTCGTCTCGCTGGCAACAAGGTTGTGACTGATGTGAATGATACTCTGGCTATGTCCACAAGTGGATCGAATCAGGCGTTCCCTGCTTCTGCTCCAGCTTTTGCTCTCGACCAAGGTATCCTTGATCAGTTCTATCTTGACCTCTCCCGTGATGCGGCTGAAGGTAACTACGCGATTGTTGATGGCGAGCCTCAGTATGCTCTCATCTGCTCTCCTGAAACGAGCAACTACCTCAAGAAACAGAACGCTGATATCCGTCAGGATTTGCGCTTCTCTTCGCAGGTTGATGAGCTTATCAAGCCATTCGGAGCAGCATTCAGCTACAGCGGATTCGTCCACTTGGTTGATCGCCAAGCCCCTCGTTACACCTTCACTGATGGCGCGTTCGTTCGTGTGCCGTTCTTCACTACTTCCCCTGCCGGAACCGGCAACAAGGCAGTTGTGAACCCAGCATACCGCACTGCTCCGTATGAAGTGAGCTTCATCTACAACCCACATGTCTACACCTCGCGTGTTGCACAGGTCATCACAAGCCCAGGCTCTGGTCTGAAGTTTGATCCTGTCAACTATCGTGGTGAGTTCATGTGGATCAACAACAAGGATAACGCCAACAACATCCTCGGTGTTAATGGCTACTTCTATGCCTTGTTCATGCAGGGTTCTCAGCCTAAGCGCACCGAATGGGGTTATGCTATCATGCACCTTCGTTGCAATCCTGCTACGCTGTATCAATCCTGCTCGTAAGAGCTAACCAATCTAATGCGGGGAGGCGAAAATCTCCCCGCATTATTTTTATAATTTAACAAAGGATTTACTATGGAAGAAAAAGAAAAAGGTGGTCTTGCTGTAATGATTGGTATGGGAGCAGCTTCTAATGAAGTTACATTTACCGCTCCAGAAGGAATGGATGTTTCCGAACTAAAAGAAGGCGAAGAGAAAGAAATTCTCGCCATGGTTCGTTATGATGGTGATGGAGAGTTTACATTGGTTTCAGTCGATGGATTTCCATTGGGTGAAGAGGAAGAAGAGATGCCGGAAGGATACGAAGAAGAGGGCGAAGAAGTTAAAGAAGAGGAAGAGTCCTATCCACAACGGCTTCAGTCTCGCGCAGGACTAGCTTGATATGGCGCAGACTCCACAATACGGTGATTCTGAACATAACCTTCTGCTAAAGATAGCAGAGAACTTTGGTGTTGCTGCTAATTCGGGGGATTCCAAAAATAGCATTCTGTATAAGATTGCAAATACGACATATCAGAGTGCAGTAACCCCGCCATCTCCTTCATATGATCCAGATGCATTAGCATATGTTCAAGCGTCTGGAGCTACCGACATACAGAATATCAATGCGTTTGTTGTTGGGATTAAAGCGTTAGGATTGTGGAATAGCATGGTATGTTGGCCTCTTCGTTCCTCGCAGAACGCAGGAACGGGATCAACTGCATACTCGCTTGGTGGACTTGGAAGTTACAATGGAACCCTTGTTAATGGACCGACTTGGGGTGCGGACGGGGTGACAAGCGTGGGGGGGATATCAACCCCTCACATCAGCACACTAGGACGCAATAGAACATCTTATACAAACCGCTCAATTTTAATTATAGTTAAACCAATAGGCTACAGCTTTGATGATTCGTTTTTTGGAACATCAAATTATGGGCTTAATTATTCTGGTTCTGGCGGTGGAATATATATGTATAGGATCAGACCTTCTAATGTTGTTGGATTTCAAGCTGGAGCTGTTTCAGCATTTAAATTTATAAATGCTATAACAGCAATACCTAATGGGAGTTTTGCTCTGTTTACATCAGTTGTCGATGCAGGCTTGGCAAAATCAAAAACAAACGCCGATACATTCGCGGTTAATGCCAACACGATCGCTCCTATAACAGATACCAACTCTCTTAAATTACTATCTAATGGAAGCGCCGAAACATTAAGGGGTCTTGTCGGAACAATGGCATTTGCTATGGATTGCAATACAGCATTTTCTCAAACTCAGGCAGACTCCATACGCTCACTTTACAAATCTACCCTCGGCCAAGGACTCGGACTACCATGAGTGAACATCCTCCAATGACACGTTACAGAGCTACAGAGCTTCACGACAATGATCTTCCATGGTTCTGTTGGGATCAAACCGCAACAGATAAGACTCGTTCCATGCAGTGGGGTGTAACGCTTGTGCCAATTCCAGACGATTTTGAGAACCCTACAGAGTGGACATGGAGTGCGATGCTTCCAGAAGGAACGCAATTGCCAGATTGGATTCAACAAATTTCTTAACAAAATTCTTGCAAAACAAAACTAACAACTTATAAAAAATATATGGCTCAACAACCAATACATGGAGACGGAAATTTAAATCTGCTATATAAGATTGCAGATAACACCTATGATATTTCGCAAGGTGGTGGTGGCACTGGTGGTAATGGGGCGACTGGTGCAACTGGAGCTACAGGATTAACTGGAGCTACAGGAAGCACAGGTGCAACAGGCGTTGCTGGTGGGCAAGGTTCCACAGGTGCTACCGGAATCGCTGGAGGTCAAGGTTCGACGGGGGCAACCGGAACTGCTGGAGTTGATGGTGCTACAGGAGCTACAGGGGTAGGGGCAAGCGGTTCTACTGGAGCAACAGGTTTGCAAGGCGCAACTGGATTGACTGGCGCAGGTGGAGCATCTGGATATTGGGGTTCCTTCTGGTCAAACCAAGACCAAAGTGCAGCTAACACAACTACGGCCTATCCAGTTACCTTTAACAATACAGACCCAGACTCAATTGGGGTTAGCGTTGTTTCAAATAGTCAGATTACTTTTGCAAATGCTGGCGTGTATAACATTCAATTTTCCGCGCAAGCAGACAGGGTTTCCGGTTCTGGCTCGGACAGCATTGATATTTGGTTCAGGAAAAATGGAACAGATATTCCAGAAAGCAATGGTGTTATAACAGTTGCAGGTGGTGCAGCGGCGGCAAAAACAATTGCGTCTTGGAATTATATGCTGAAGCTGTCAGCGGCAGATTATGTAGAATTGGTGTGGAGAACATCAGATACTAATTTACAATTCATTCACGAGGCTTCCGCAACAAGCCCAACAAGACCAGCAATTCCAAGTGTAATAGTTACTGCTCAACAAGTAATGAACACGCAACTTGGGCCTCAAGGGGCAACTGGTGCTACTGGAGTTCCACTTTCTCCTCAAATTGACAGATTCATTGGTTCTGACACATGGACAAAACCAGTAGGCGCAAAGCAAGTTTTGTTTGAATGCGTTGCAGGTGGTGGCGGTGGTGGTGCAGGATTGAAAGTTGCCGCTGGAACTGCGGTTTCTGGTGGCGGCGGCGGCGGTAGCGGCGGATACTCACGCGCACTAATAAATGCCGCAGACTTGCCTGATACTGATGTATATACAGTTACAGTTGGTTCTGGCGGGTCTGGAGGTGTCGCTGGAGGAACTGCGGCTACCCCCGGCGGAATTTCAAGGGTGTCTGGTTCAACCATTGGAATATTTATCAACGCAGCAGTAGGCTCGGCTGGTGGCGTTGGCGTATCAGGAGCAAATAGCGCGGTAGGAATTGCTGGCGCACCTGCTGGTAATTCTGGTGGTGCTGGAAACATAACTGGATCAGGCGGAAATGGAACGGGGCAAAATTATGCTCCATCATCTGGCGGTGCTGGAGGCGGATGCTCAACGACAACGCCATTTCCCGGAGGGGTTGGTGGGGCGGCATGGTTTATTAGTGGCGGCGCGGGAAGTGCTGGAACGGCATCAACACTTGCTAATGGAGGAAACGGAGGAACTATAGCAACGCGGGCAATACCATCACTTGTTATGAATGGCGGTGGTGGTGGCGGCGGTGGCGCGACAACTGCAAGCGGATTTAGCGGTGGTAACGGAGGAAGCGGAACTGGCTACGGAACTAGCGGAGGAGGCGGGGGATCATGTTCTGCGGCATCTGGAACTGGTGGTAATGGAGGTAATGGCGCACCCGGTATTGTAATGATCACAACTTATTTTTAATTATGGAAATTGACGACTGGCTTATTGTTAACTCTGAAACGCATGAAATTGAAATGGGAATCCGTTGGGATGGGAAAACCAATTGGCCTTTGCCAGAAGGAACATATGCTGTTAAACGGAGCGAAGCAGACTATTCAATCATAAAAGAAAAACCACAAAACGATGGATACTAATTCATTTAACGCAGGTATGGCAGGAATTTTCGCAACTGCAACATCAGTTGGCATTTCATTACTGCCAGAAATTGAAACATGGCTGCGAATTGGTTCTCTTTGTATTGGTATTGTTGTTGGCATTGCATCTCTTGCTGTAATTATTAGAAACTGGAACAAGCCAAAATGAAAACCATTTCACTCATCACGCTTCTATCTATGGCGCTATTGACTGGGTGCGCTGTAACATATCCAATAAAAGATGGTAGTGTTACTTTGTCATTTACCCCTCCACCAGAACTTCTAAACAAATACGGAATCAACTACGAGTTTCCTAAACCGAAAGGCACAAAATGAAAATTGTAAATCTACTGCTTGAAAAATTGAGTGAGAATTCTACCTGGAGAGGTATTATCCTAATCGCCACAGCGGTTGGCGTGCAGCTTGAGCCAGAGCTTCAAGAGTCAATCATCGTTGCTGGTCTTGGGTTGGTTGGTTTGATCAATGTTATTCGTAAAGGTTAATACCTTTCTTTATGCCAAGCAGAATTGACATGGCTAAATTCATTCTGGACTCTGAAGCCAGAAGGGATAAGCAGGGTAATTTGAGAGTGTATGATCTACCTGCCGCTGATGGCGGGGGATCGTATGAGGTAGCCGGAATCAATGATCTCTATCATCCAGAAGCTGCAAGGAAATTAAAGAACCTTATTCAAGAAGGGAAGCATTTTGAAGCGGAAGAGTATGCCAAGGCGTATCTGTTGGACTACACGAATGTAGTTTCTAACTGGACCCGCAACCCTGCTGTTGAAGCATTCCTTCGTGACACTGCATTTAATCGAGGTCCAAAGGGTGCGCTGCGTGTATTGCAGATCGCATTAGGTGTGCCGGACGATGGCAAGTGGGGTCCAGTTACTCAAGCGGCTATGGGGAAAGGAACTCCAGAAGAACTCTTACAGAAACTCCGCAAGGCAAGAGAGACATATGAGCTTCGTATCGCACCTCCGATTGGAGCAAGAAAACAATTTTGGGTTGGACTACAAAACAGGTGGAACAAAGCATTTTATTTTAGCAAAGAATTTATTGTTTAACATATGAGTGAACCAAGTAAACCCAACGAAGATGTGTTGTATCTGCATAAAGAAAATCTCAAGCTAAAAGAGATATTGAGGCAGTGCTTAAAGGCAAGGCAGATTGCTCATGTGAAACAGATCATTAGGGAGGCATTAACTAATGAGCGATAAAAAAGACTGGAAGACAAAGGCGCTTGAAATGATTGGCGTTGAGGGCGAGCCTCCTCGGCAACGTAAAACATTTTCCACGGAAAAGAAAACAATACAAGCGAGTGGAGATGAGAATATCCCTAAAGAAGTATTGGATAAATACAATGAGCTTTATAGGTCTGGAGTTAAGAACATATCGCTTGAGGACTTGATTGCAGATTACTATGGAGGATCAGAAAACCTTCAAACGGAAATATCAAAAGCAAAGGAAGCAAGGGCAAATCGTAATCCCAAATCATTTGAAGATAAATCAATGGAGATGTATTACGATAAGATTTCAGAGAAGATTCCAGTTCGTTCAAGTAAAACAATGGCTTCTCATTATATTCCAGATGAGAAAAAGGCCGTTGTATCAGACCCTGAATCATACACTAAATTCCTTTCACGAATTGCGGAGAAGGGATTAAGCGGATCAAAAAAAGACGAGGAAGAGTTTGACAAATTTCTTGAAAAAAACAGATACACCCGTGGCGACTATGCGGAAATGATGGGGAATCCATTAAGTCAATACATGGGAGCTGTTGAACATGAAGTTGGGCATCATGCGACTGGGCCAATGGAGGGAAACCTTGGTATGACATTTACTCATATATCAGATAAGGGCGAGCTTTCTAATCAGCTTGGAAGAATCCAGCGAGAAGCATATCAGTTGTATGGAGAAAGATTCACTCCAGAAACTCTTGAAGATTTTATGGTTCAACAAGAAAGTATTCCAGAAAAAGAAAGATTCAAGAACTTCTCACCAGATACAAGGCGCGGGCTTCGTGAATTGTATGATTCATACAAGGGGGAGAATCCAATGCTTAAAGAGAATCAAAGAATTTGGCCTGCTGCCAAGGCGAGGATTCCAGAATTCGTTAAAAACAAACAATCTGAAAAAACAAAATTAGTATAATTCAAAAATATTTTTGACTTATTAACATTTCCTGCTAACTTATTCACAACATGAAGAGAATCTCTGTTAAGATTGATGGAGCAAAATGGAAGGTTCTTTTCAAGAAGCCAACGCCAAATGATTACATCGGAATCGAGGAAGACGATATTGGCCTTTGCGTAGCTGAAGAGAAGAAGATATTTGTGACACCTAATCCAGATAGCGTTCTTGGAACAGCAATACATGAAGTCTTACACGCAGTCTTCCCGCAACTAAACGAAGATGCAATCATAGCTGGCGAGGAAGCGTTAATTGATTTGTTAGATAAATTCCCTAAAGAACTTTTGAATGAGTCTTGAGAAAGGACGGGTAATCCAATCAGCTTAAAATACGAACAGTATAATTCATTGGTTAAAACACAGAAGTTTCTTCGTGACCTTCTATACACGGATACTCGTCCAAAGAAAGTATCTGAACTAAAGGAAAGGGCATATCGTTGCCTTCGTCACTTCCCTCACCTAAAGGAGAATGGTGAACCAATGTTTAGCCAGGATGACTTTCCATGTCCTAAAATTCAATTCACACAAGAATATGGCAGCAATAAATAAACAATGGAAGAAGTGGATGGCTGTTAGCTGTTCACATGGAGATCATATTGATCCAGAAGCGAGGGATGCTGTATTGCGGTTCAAGGAGCAATTTCGCCCACATACTATAGTCCATTTGGGAGACTTCATTGATGCGGCAGCTGCCCGTTCTGGAGCCATGAATGATCCTAACGCTTCGGATCGTGCAGCATCGGTAGCTGAAGACCTTTCAGCGGGTGTTGATTTTTTACAGGAGCTTCGGCCAAATCATATCCTATATGGAAACCATGAGGACAGATTGTTCCGGCTTGCAAATTCGCCTAATGCATTAGCCGCTCATGCTGCAACATTAGTTATCCAAGAGATCGAGAAGACAGCAAAAAGTCTTAAAGCTGCTACATATTCCTACGATATGCAGTCTCATCCTATCATTGGCGGGGCAAAGTTTATCCACGGGTTCATGTATAATGTCGCCAGTATCAGAGATCACGCAGAGACATTTGGAACTTGCGTCATGGGACATATTCACAGAACCGGCATAGAACAAGCCAGAACATTGAATGGGGCTACCGGATACTCCGTTGGTATGCTAATGCGTTTTAACGCCGATTATGCGAAAGCAAAGAGGCAAACTCTGGCATGGACACAAGGGTTTGGTTACGGATTTTACACTGACACACAAATAACAATAAACTTATGCGAAAGAAAACGGGGAGTTCCGTGGATGTTGCCGCTATAAATTCAGCCTGGTCTGATTTATTTAATCAAAACAAGGCGAGAACAATTGAAGAACTACGAGAAGAAGGGTGGCTATCTATTCCAGAGATTGCATCCAGATTAAATAAAGGGCGGTGTGCAGCCAAAGCTACAATGGATAGACTTGGTGCAGAGCATAAAAACATTTATGTTCTTATTGATGGCATTGTAAGAAAAGTTGGATTCTTTAGGTTAAAAGAATGAAGGGGGAGGAGATTTCTCCCCTCCCCCACCAATGAACACACAAGCTAGGCAACACAAACCCAGCAAGTTCAAGTTATTTTATTGTTTCCCAATAGTCAATTGGATAATTAATTTCTATTTCTGTTTTCTCGTTGTCGAATCCTTTGACTTTTTCTTGTTCGACTTGGAGCTTGATTGTCCATGGGTTGTCTTCAGGTAGGAGTTTAGCGTGTCGCAAGCCATCGAGTAGATTCTTTGTAGAGGCTGCTGCGTTGTCTGGATCAAGGCATCTGACCCGGAACAGAGTGAAGCGGACTTCAATGCGTCCAGTAGCGCGTCCCAAGCTAACTTCTTTTCTTTGTATTGAACTGCCCAGTGCTGGCGCATGGTCTTGTTTAGCGATGGTGTTCTGTATAGGACTGTGAGCTTTAGTTGCATTGGCTTGGATAAATGATTTAGATGCGTTTGGAAATGCGAGTAGGAGTTCTTTCTCTGTCATAGAATATATCCATTTTCTTTTGCCCACTTGGGATTGTCATGCACCTCGCAATGGCATCTGCGGCATAGCGATAAGAATGTATCCTTGTTGCATAGATTCTTTCCTCGCTTCGCCATGTGATGGATGTCATCAGCGCCGAAACCGCAAATAGCACAGAATGGGTTCAATGCGAAGTGTTCCTTCTTTGCTTGCTGGTATAGCGTAAGCTCTTTTGCGTGTCGTTTAGAAACCTTATTCATAGGTTTCTTTGATGTTAGTCTACTTCTTCTTTTTAGCAGGGGCATAGTATGACTCCATGGATGTTAATACTTCAAGGCATTCGCTATTCGTGATTGGCGATTTAACACATTTAGGAAAGTCTTTTCCGCGCATATGCATATCACCTAACTTGTTTAACTTAAACGGAGAGACGAATACTTTCATCTCTCCATTCTCCAATCCAATAAATGGTATCAACTCATTCATCTAATTTAGCGAGAACATTTTTAAGCCAGGCATCTTTCTTCTTAGGCTTTTTCTTTGGCTTCTTTTTGATTGGCTTCCTAACTCTCTTGAGTCTGTAGATGTCAGGTATTGTACTGCTATCTGTATAAATTTCATGTGTTATTGTTTTATGTTTCTTTTTACAATACCTCAACCTACGAACGAAAGATATATCATCATCTGTTGTTAGCGTTCTTGAGTCTGTGACATCTGTATCCAATCCGCAAATACTACACTTCATTTTATAAACTTCTTAGCTTCGTCCATTAGAAACATTTTTTCAACAGCTTCATCTACTCCATATGCTGGATATTCAATTTGTTTTATTAGTAACTTAATTAATTCAACTGATTTAGTTAACTTGTCATACAGATTCTCAAGTTCACCAACCATTTTGTCATGGTGCTCGGCTTCTTTCTGCGAGTCAATACGCAGGACATCGCGTTCGTTGCACAATTTATTAACCGCAAGCATATGCTCGGTGGCGAGTGCATCGTATTTCTCCATTGCCTCGTCTCGCTCCCCCTCTAATCTCTTGATTACTTTCATCGCTAAATCCCGTTGGTCTTGCAGATTTATTATATCAGAACGAAGAGAATCAATCTCAGAAATTTCACTCATTTCGTATCCTTCCCATGAATCGCATTGAGTAGCGCATCATATTCTTTACAGACAAAGCTATATGATCCAATTGGCAATTGTTTGTTTATTGCTACAAGCAAGCGGCTGGCTGCATCGTGAACTTTTTTGTGGTCATCATATGATACCCACTCTCCATCTGGAACAATCTTCCTCAATGTGTCGCGCTCTAAACGTAGGCTCAATACCTCTGCTCGTAGGGAATCAATTTCACATTGCGCCAATAGACTGCGATTGTATTCCAACAAATCGTCAGCTCGCCTTGGGCATCTGATGGAGAACTCTTCTTCGTGGTGTGGCGTATATTCCATATCAATCTTTCTTCAAGAGTTCCTCAATGATCTTTTCCGTTACTTCATGCAGCGATGGATAACATAGAACATGGAACGATGCGCCATGCTTCTTGATAAATGCCGTCCAATCTTTATGCTCTTCTTTAGTGAGCTTGATCTTCTGAGGTCTTGCCTCGCCTGCCTTACGGACGATTTCCATCAGCTTGTCTTGCTTCTTGTGCGCGGCAGCTTGGATTTCAGCCCGGTCTGGATAGACGCACTGCCGGATGCTGGTGCAGCCTGGTGCTACCTTGACGAGCCAGTAGCCTTCATCAAGCCCGTGGTATGCGTTAGGATCATTGATTGGGATATATCGCTTCCCGACCTTGCGGTAGAGTATATCTGACTCTACTTGTGCTATGCGTTGTTGTGCGTTCATGCAAAAAATATCTTGCACTAAATACAGTGTTGCGTCAATATCTGATTTCCATGAAACACACATTCATTCACCTTGGCTGCGAGGTTAAGATCGCAGGTAACGATGTCACAATTTATCGGAAAGACGGAGGTATTGATAAGATGAAATTAAAAGTAATCTCAGATCAAGACACCGCTGAAGAGTTCATCAAGGACTACATCACGCTCACTATTGTTAAACAATAAACCAGAAAAACGATTGACAAATGACAATTGTTTTTTAGGCTTATTGCATGAGTTGCATACCAGACATTCAAACCACAAACGAAATGTATAATCTATATCTAAAAGGATATAGTATTTCTCAAGTTGGAAAAGCGTTTCAAGTATCAAGGCAAACCGTATTCCAGAGATTTAAAAGAGCGGGAATGGAACTTCGATCAAAAGCGCTTTTGCCATTCATGGTTTTTAATGGGAAAAAATATACATTAAGAAATAATGGATATTTAGCCTGCACAGGTGGAGTTCGCTCTTCAATGCATCGCGATGTTTGGTGTTTTCACAATGGGGAAATACCAGAAAATTATGACATTCATCACATCAATGGAAACAAAACAGACAATCGTTTAGAGAATCTACAAATTTTACCTAAATCAGAGCATACAAAACTGCACGGATTTAGGGGAAACCAACACACAAAAAATAGAAACAAATGAAACCATGCACAATAATAATACCATCGTCCCTTACATCAGTCTTTGTTCCGGCTATGAAGGCATCGGAATTGGACTCCACCGCTGTATCCGAAATCTTCGCTGCATCTCTTACTGCGAGAGGGAATCATTCGCCATCGCAAACTTGGTTGCGAAAATGGAAAAAGGATTACTGGACTCAGCTCCTGTTTTCACAGATGTCACAAATTTCCCATGGGGAGACTTCACTCCATACATGGCTAAAGGAATTTTGTCCTTTGGATGGCCGTGTCAACCAGTCTCAAGCGCAGGAAAGCGAAAAGCAACAGAAGATGAGCGATGGTTATTCGACATCATCGCAGATGGAATTTCAATTATGCAACCCGGAATGCTCTTCGCAGAAAATGTCGAAGGACTCTTATCAGCAAAAATGCCAGACGGATCAAGCGTCTTCGGACACTGCATCGAGAGATTGGAGAAGCTACATTATAAAGTTGAGGCAGGAATATTCAGTGCGAGCGAAACAGGCGCTCCGCACCAACGCAAAAGAATCTTTATCCTGGCCTACCGCGAGGAGCAGGGATTGGAAGGACTCAGGGAACTTGAGTCAAACTTCCTATGGAATGACATTGGGCAGGATGGCGCAGCAGAATGCGAATTGGCCTACGCCAGCGGTGATGGATACAACGGGAGGCAGCTACAAGACGGAATGGGTAGATGGAAGGGCGGTCAGCTACCACAATCACAAAGAGGAGAATCCGGTAGCTTACGGGGCCAAACTTTCGGATGCAGTGGCGAATTGGCCTACAGCGAGAACATCGGATTGCAAGAATCCATCAATACAGAGAATGAAAGTTGGATCGGATGGTGGAAACAAAATCCAGCTGCGGGAAGCAGTAGCGAAGGAGGAGATGAGTTGTTCCAATACGGAGGAATTAGTGTGGTTAACCCCAACGACAACACAAATACAGAGGCGGGATATGCAGAAGCGGATAGACTATCGGGAGAGCATAGGCCGGAAGTATGTGCCGGGTTCATTGGAGGAACAGATGCAGCATCACTCAAACGAACCAGTGAATTGGCCGACACCTACAACAGCGGAAGCTGGGAAGATATCAAACCAGCCGAATTACGGACAGATATGCTTGAGCAATCATCCGGCAATTGTTGGAACTCCCAATCGTCCGAAGGGGATCAAAGATGGCCTTCTCGCCCAGGACAAACACAATACGCATGGGAACCACCCAGAACTATTGGAAAAATGGAAAATGGTTCCTGGTTGGGGCGACAAATATCAAGTCAGCAATCACGGAAGAATGCAGTCCAAGGCGAGTGGGGATTGGAGAGAGATGACCTTAACAATCAAGGACACGGGATATCTGAATGCGAGCTTGAGGCACGAAGGAAAACAGAAAAAAGTAACGATCCACATTCTGGTTGCGATGCTGTTTCTTGGGGAAAGGCCAAGTGGATTGGTGATAAATCACATAGACGGCAACAAGTTGAACAACTGCATTTGGAATCTGGAATATGTGACAGCAGCAGAGAACAACCGCCATGCTCAAATGATGGGTTTGAATTGCACGAAAGGAGAATCCAATCCAATGGCGAAGCTCAATACAGACCAGGTAGAGGAGATACTACAATCAACGGAATCGCAGTTAGTAATAGCGAAGCGGATGAATGTATGCCAACAAACCATATCGTTGATTCGTTCTGGAAAAAGGTGGAAAGGTTTGAAGCAAGAGTCATGGCCGACACCAACGATGCAGGACGGCAAGCAGGGAGGGATAACTCCATCTCAGATGGTGGAAGGAGCTGGTCACACGGGACTGCTTCACATTGCAGCAATAAAGCAAGAGCAATGGAGGACACCATCTGTAGCGGAAGCAAAGAATCAAAATACATCAACACAAGTTTATCTTCAGAACCAAGTCGGAGCTACTCCGAAACAATGGGCGACTCCTCAAGCGAGCGACCACGTGGAGGGACGCAGGACGGACTTGGACAGCAATCAGAAATGTTTGGGGAGAGACATGAAGAAGTGGGCGACTCCGAGTGCGTTCGACTTCAAGGATGGGGAGAGCAGGGAACAATGGGAGAAGAGAGCTGCATTCCAAGCGGAGAAGGGCGTGAGTCTTCAACTTCCGCTCAAGAGCCAATCGATACAGGAGGCGGGAACGATGAGTCCCAGTTCAGCAAAATTGAATGCGAGATGGGTCGAAACTCTCATGTCGCTTCCAATGGGATGGGTATGCCCGTCATGTCCAGCCTCTGTGATTCAGAACTGGAAGAAATTTATGAGTGGATGGTGAAGTGTGAGAATCGCACGGATGAATTACGCTTGCTGGGTAATGGCGTGGTTCCGGCAACAGCAACGAAAGCATTCATAACTTTATTCAACAAACTCAAATGACAAACGAACAGAAGGTTTGGCTTGCACTCCAGTCTGCAAAGACTGATATTATTCTTGCGATTTCTGATTACAAAAAACCAGATCGCGCAGCTTGCATGGATTGGGTAGACCAAGCCACAGCAAAGTTAATGGAGGTTTACGCAATACTGCGAGACGACAAAGGAGGATACGAGCTTTAATATTTCGGAGCAATAATGTGGTAATGTGGCGGGTGTTCAAACCTTGGCGGGTCTGCATCTGGTAAACAAGTAGCCATTCCCGTAACCACATAAAACGGGAACTCCAAAGTATCGTTAAACAATACTTGAACACTACAATCGCTTAGTGTATTGTCCAAATTTGCTGTAGAGATACAGTCATTCGCGTGAGAACGAATGCAACGCAAGATTAAATTGAAACCATATATATCGACTACCTCTCGTAGATCATTCTCACCCGTCATTTCAACGGTCTTGCGCTACGAGGGGGGTCGGCCCCATTTATTATGAATGAATTGAAGAAGGAATTTAGAGGCGTGTGGATTCGCGCCAGTCTATGGAGACGACAAGACTTAACATGGTTTGAGAAATGCCTAATCGCTGAGATTGATTGCTTCGCTGGAAATTGTTTTGCAAGCAACGCATACTTAGCGGAGATGATGGGAACAACTGAGTCTCGTTTAGCAAATGCTCTGAGCAAATTGAGAGGCATGGGATTGATCATTGATGGAAGTTTCAATGGTAGAGTTCGCCAGATTTTAGTGTCAAATGAAGTATCATCTGACCCAACGGCAGGGTTCACACAGGAGTTAAAGCAGGGTTCACCTATATGTGAAGGCAGACTTAACCCCAGTGTGAACATAGATACTACTATAGAACAAAGCATAGAACATACTCCTTCGGAGTTTGAAAAATTCTATTCTGCATACCCTCGTAAAATTTCAAAAGCAAACGCTGAGAAGGCATGGAAAAAACAGAAGTGTGTCCTTGCCGAAGTAATGCCAGCACTTCAGAAACAAATGAAGCTATGGAACGATCCTCAATACATTCCTCATCCAGCTTCATGGCTCAATGGCAGAAGGTGGGAGGACGAATTACCGAGCGGTAATAAATCTGCCTCAACGCAATCAAATGTACGAGCAGTCATACCGAGCGGTAACATTGATCCGTCAACCAAGAAGAAGCAATGGTATACACTCTGCGAGGAGCGTGGAGAGAAGCAAGCATTCAAGGATTGGCTAATGGAAACCCGGCCTGAAGAATGGAGTGATTTCCTGCCGTCAATGGATGTCCGCTGGTGGGTTGAATTTTGTAATAGACCAGTTGAGTTTTAGTGGATACAATCAAACCGAACACATGAGATACGCGAGACTTCTTTGGCTCTACATCAAGCGCGAATACTACATCGCGCAGCTGGTATGGCTTGAATTCAAAGTCGCAATCATCAAGTCACTCTCCAAATGAAAGAATTATTATTTATGATAGCATTAGCTATCGCATTTATCATCACAATTTCCGCTTGGCAACGGGCAACCAAGCCGGACTTCACAATATGCCCACTCTGCAATCAACACACAAACACACAATGAAAGAATCAGGACATTATTACGATCTCACAGGCAAAGCAGTCTTTGAGGTTCCAAACAAATCAAAAGGTGGAATGCGCGGAACAACTCTCCGAGACGCGAAAGCACTTGGACTCCTTCCGTCAGTAACAACAATCTTCAAATGCCTCGCTGCTCCAGAACTTGATAAGTGGAAGCAACAACAGGTTCTAATGGCAAGTCTCACACTTCCTCGTAACGAAGGCGAAAGCGATGAAGATTATTGCTCGCGTATTATGACGGATGCCTTCAAGCAAGTGGAGGATGCAGCTGATCTTGGAACACAAATCCACAAGGCGCTTGAGTTACACTTCCAAGGTCAACCATACGATCCAATCATGGAAGAGTATGTCGCGCCGGTTAAGAAGTGGGTGGATCATAATCGAGTCAAATTTCTACAGCATGAACTTCGCCTGGTTAACCCGGAGGTTGGCTATGCTGGAACTACAGACGCGCTCATTGAGAAAGATGGTGTGCTGTATGTCTTGGACTACAAGAGCCGGAAGACCAAATCGGAATACGAGATCAAGCCATGGAGTAAGGAGCCAATGCAGATCGCTGCTTATGCCCATGTTGCAAAGGCAACCCGTGGTGTGAACCTTTACATCAGCACAACAGAACCAGGGCGTATCGGCGAGGCTTGGTATGATGAGAAGACTCTCAAGGAAAACTATGAGGCATTCACTCATGTCTGCAAATACTGGCAGTTCGCAAACAATTATGTGCCTCCAGTAAGTTTCTAAAAAAAATAAAAACTTTTTATTGACCGCATAGGAAAAGCAAATATAATAAGAGCCGCATGAACACACAAAGCGAAAACATCGGCGAGCTTGCAGCCGCATTAGCAAAGGCGCAGGCCGAAGTCGGAACCGTAACCAAGGATTCAGCGAATCCATACTTCCGCTCAAATTACGCGAGTCTTGCAGCAGTATGGGAAGCTACGCGTCCAATCCTATCCAAACACCAGTTGAGTGTTGTCCAGATGCCGTCACACGACGAGGCTGGATACTATGTAGAGACTCAATTGATGCACTCATCTGGTCAATGGATTCGTAGCCGGACTTACATGAAGCCAGCGAAGGACGATCCACAAGGCATCGGTTCGCTGATTAGCTACGCTCGACGCTATGCTCTCCAAGCAGTCACCATGATTTGCCCTGACGACGATGACGGTGAAGCTGCAATGGGACGCACTGCTCCACAAAAGGCAGCGCCAAGGGTGGAGACACCTAAAGCTATCGCAAAACGCGATACAGAGGCAACCAATAGCGAAGAACCAAAGCAGAAGTTTAATGGCGCGAAGCATCAGGAACTCTTCCAAGAGTTGATGAAGGCAGGTATCACGCAGGATGATTTCATGTCGGCGCTCCGTCATGCTGGAACTATTCCAGAGAACGCTAAAGATTTCTTTCTTATGAAGGAAGCAACTGCCCAAAAATTCTTGGGCGAATTAACAACAACAATCGGTGTGGTTCGTGAATGGATCGCACTCTACAAAAAATAATAGTATGGCTAAAGAAAACACAGGAACACTAAGTAAAAACAAATACAAAAAAGAGGACAAGCACCCAGACATCAAGGGTAAAATCAATGTTGCTGGAAAAGAATACGAGCTTGCTGGATGGCAGAACACAAATGAGAATGGTTCGTATTATTCGCTAAAGATTTCAGAGCCTCGCGCTAAGGAAGACTTCAAGCCAAAAGATACAGACTTGAACGAGGACTTCTAATTACTCGGCCTTGGGGAGGTGGGGTTTTTGCATTTCCCTACCTCCCCAAACATTTTAAATATATGAAAAAGTATCCAGTTCTCGGAGTTATCTTGCCGGATGCGGTAAAGAAAGAGCTAAAGAAACGAGCCGTTAAGAACGGACGATCTATGTCAACAGAAGCTGCGCGAATCATTGCCAAGGAAGTTGGCATGGAAGATGCTGAATAAGCATTCGCAATGAACACACACACACTGAAGGGTTCTTTCTCTACCCCAAAGGGAATCATAACGCGCCAGCAACTTGCTGAAATGCTTTCTGGCAAGCATAAAACCGACATCAAGACGGCACTCAAACTCATCTCAATCTGTGAGCGAGAGCTTGAGCTTGAAGAAGATGCGCCAAACAATCACTTCGCATTATTGGAAGAGGCTTGTGCTATCATTCAGTTTGATCGAGGTGAGATTGACGCAAGGGAGCTGAAGATGACTATTGTTAAACAAGAACTTGAGGTTGGAACTGAAGAGTCAATTCTCAATGCGGCATTGAATACACGATTGGATAACGGATATTCCAAGTTGTCTGAACGATATGATTTCGGTGAGTTTATGACGCAATTCCGTCCAAAGGAAGGGGTTATTCCTACTCCAGAGGACTACGCTGCGGCTATTGGAATGGGCGTTGATATGTCATCCAAGGGAATGTGGCTTGCAGGTGATGGCATCCGTTACCTTTATGCTACTAGGCATGAGAATGTTCTTACGCAAATCGCGGCAAGCCTCAAGCTATCGTATAGCCATGTAAGTAATTGGCATCGAGCCGCATCGAGGATTCCTTCTCACCTGCGTAATGAGATTAGCCCAACTGTTGCTGTTGAGATTGCTACGGCAAAGTTCTCCGACGATGAGCAAGAGAACAACCGCAAAGTGTTGCAACTTGTTGATCAAGCCAGGAAAGAGAAGTGGTCCTGCCAAGAAGCTCGCTCCCATGTGCGAGCAGAGAAAGGTGGAGTAATTGAGAAACCGGTAAAACTATCTTGGGTTCAAGAGTTTGGTGGAAACGAAGACCTTCTTGTTATCGCTTGCCAATGGTCGATTGGTGGTGGTGCTGGAGAATTGGATCAGTTTCATTTCATTGGTAAGTTGGTTAAAATTTTCCATCGTCTGTCTATAAATACACAGGGAGCAATCCGATTGATCATCAATGATAGGTTAAAGGAGCATGATGCTCTTGAACTTCGCGATTCTGCTGGATTGTTTGACGAAGACACGCTGCAAGAGTTGAGGAAATTGCGAAATGACAATTGAAATTATTAAAGGCAGTGATAATCCTGTATCGGATTTTTTCTCATCGCCATCCAACACACCAGAGACGAATGCACTAACATCGGTTGGATTGGAAAATGCCGACCGAGAATGTGTGCCAGCAGATTTTGCACGAAAACTAGAGCGAGAGCGCGACGAGGCGCGGGAGCAAATCAAAGAGCTGATTTATATTTCAGAACGGGCTATCGCTTTGGCTGAAATAGATTTTGAAAACGACAAGTTTGGAATCGTGTCTGAACTCTGGGATGGGGTGGAACGGATAAAGGAGGGCGCGAAATGAAAGAGTATAAACGATGCAGAGAGATAGGAGTGACTATAATCCAAGAACCAATGAATCATGTAAACAGGAATAATTTACATGAGTGCTTAACGAAAGCTGGGATGAGTTCAGAATTATACTCCAAGTTGTATGGAGTCCAGACGCAATACATCGGAGGACCATACGCCTGGGATGTTGAAGCCGTTCTTGAGCGCATGATGTCCGGCAAACTAACTGGAACTCAACTCTTGATGGACTAATGCACTACGCACTAAACGCACCAGTTCCGCAGCACATCTACGGATATGTTGAGAAGAGAATCCTATTCGGTCTTGATGATGTTGAAGGATACGAACCTTGCGTAATTACTGGCGTGACATCTATCCCAGGGCGAGCATTGCACTTCTCTATTCTCTGCGAAAGCGGGGCGCAATGGGCAAGGATTCCGATACATTGCTTATTCCACAAGCTACCATGCGGTGATCAGAAGCCCGTGTATGAGGTTTTTGACCTTCAGATGTGGGACTGCATGGGTCTGGAGTTTAGCGTTGTTCAATACACATATTTTCGAGAGATGTCTTGCACCTTCCGAAATAGGGAAGGCGTGTGTGTTCCAGCTCAATATTGGTTCACGCTGGATCATACCGACAACGGATATAGTCTGTCTCCAACACAACACAAATGCTTTCACTTATTGAAATGTTGTGATGGGTCCGGGCAGATCGCAGCCATGCCGAATAATAGAATCGTGTGGCATGATCCATCGTTTGTTAAGCTTGGTGATGTTCCTAAATATAAAGTGATGGCAGATGTGACATGGCACTGCGAGCAACAAGCTCTTGACAATCCGCACGATACAGCATTTACTGAATAAAAATTATGGCTAAATCAGACTACTACGATGACCCTGAGTCCTATTGGGAAGATAAACGATGGGCCGAAGAACAAGACGCGAGGGATAAATTAGCTCGATGGGAGAGCCAGAATCCTAATCATGTATATGGTCAACGAGAACCAGAGGAAAATTAATGGCACGGGCTAAAGGACAGGACTTGACTCCAAAGGAGCGTGAGTTTTGCAAGTTTCTTGCAACCGGCATTCCAGTCTATCGTGCATTCTTCCAAGCAGGATACAAGGCAACGAATAACAAGTATGCCAGCATGAAGGGGTCTGCTATTTCTGCTCGTCCTAATTGCGCTAAGTATATTGCTGAACTGAAGGAGGCTCAGTGGCTATCGAGTGTGATGAGCATCGCTGAGAAGCGTTCTCTCATGGCTGAGATCGCCCGGTCTAAACCATCAGACATCACCGAGGATTCGCCAGTTGCCTCTATATCGATAGATGGTGAGGGAAATAGGTCGATACAAGGACCGAAAGTTTCCGACAAGCTAAAGGCCATTGAGCTTGATGCTCGTATCTCCGGCGAACTAACCCAGGAGAATGATTCCAGAACTCAGATCGCGATCCAGTTGGTGAATGATCGTCTTGAGATTCCATCTCTTGAGGTTAAAGAGATAGAAGAGTAAACAAAAAACCCGCTCCGATTAAAGAGCGGGTGTTTTGTTTAGCTTGTATTTAGCTTGCGTTTAGCTTACTCGCAGATGTCTGCTCGCTTTGTGATGCGCGTGAATGCTGCGTCTCCTTTGCGTTTGAATGACAGAACTTTGCCGCACTTTGATACGATACAGCAGTTCTGCTTGATGTTTTCCATCCCATAAATCTCTGCCATTGCGAGGGATTCAAATGTGATGTCCTGCGATGCCGTTGAGAGCTTGACGAATGTCATTATCCGTTCCTCCTTGCGCGATTGAGTGCTGCGCGACATTGCATCATCAACAATGTGTCACCGTCACCATAGGCATCGAGGACTGCTTCCAGTGCCTCCATCATTTCTCGCCTTGAAGACTCGCCGGATAGTGGTGAATCTTTGAATCTGAATAGTGGTTTCTGTTTATGTAATGCGTGTGTTCTCATTTTTTCTTTGGGTTGTATGTTGATTGGAATCTTGGTGTTTGCTGAGTGTTGGCTGATGCGTTCCAGAGTCTCATGTAGGCTTCTGGAGGCAGGCAATGGCTTCCGATGGTTGTTTTGCTTGGTATTGTTTTCATTGTGTGTTTTGTGTTTGTTTCTGTCATAATCTGACAGCTTCCGGCATGATTGCCAGACTGCTGCACACTCCGTAGAATGTGCAGAGTGTCTGACTATTCCCCTCGCGCCTCTGATATAGCTTTGTGACAGATTGCGATGATGTCTGCTCGGCAGTCATTCTTTTCGCAGGCTAATACCGCGATCTGCATTAGTGCTTCTAACATCATTGGCGCTGATGCCTTAACAGGGTCGAATTTGCGTTTGCGTTTCACTTTTGTCCATGAGTATGGTGTGTTTTTCATTTTGAGAATGTTGCTTTTACTTGGTGAGGTGAAATGTATGGGTGTGCAGCAAGGAATTTAGCTTTCGCTTCCTTACAGGTCTTGCTCCATGTTGTTGAGCATTCGTAGACCCAACCGGAATTTGGTAGGCCGCGCAAGAATCGGCGTGTGTAGATGTCTATTTTCACTTGTAAACCTTTCCAAGGCGCTCCATTTCGCGCCACATCGCTTTGTATCGAGGAACATTTCGGCGTTGACCATCCCGGCGAATCCATTCCGCATCGTGGAGTGTTCCGTCCGGCCAATACCAAGCCGTGCATTTTCCGGTCCAACATGGTGATGTGATGTCCCGCAGGACGAATTCACCGGCAGCGAATATGCCTCCGGATAGTATTTGTTTTCTTATCTTCATTTGGCGTTTGTAGCAGTCAATCATATTTCGCGTGTTTTGTATTCAAAATGCGCCCAAATGGCTTGATTGATGCGCTCCAGATCAGTAGCGCCGGACAAGTGTGATTCGACTGCAATGAAGAATGCGGTCAAATCCTCATCGATTGGCTGATCGTAAAGACCATTCGCATCATCGCCCTGGAAATAATTCAAGCCGACAATCATTTCATTTTCTGTAGTGACAACGATGTGCCTGTCGTGATCGGCACACCAGTATAGTTCTTTGCTTTTTATTCTCATGGTGTTGTATGTGTTTATTGTTAACGATTGCGGAAAGGCTTTAGCCTCTCCCTGCTGCCTCCCCCGATGTTGAGAGAGGCAGTATGGGAGCGTCTAAATCTTCCCTAATGCGCTTTCTAAATCGCGCCTTAGTGTGTTTCTGATTAGATCAGCCTGCTTCCGGGCATGTTCCATTATTTTGCCTGCCTCCTCGTTTGCATCTTTTATGGTGTATTTTGCCTGCTCCCGTGCGGTGTTGAGCATTCCATCATGCAATCGGCGTGTTTCACTCCATGAGGATGTCGGAAGGATGTCGCACTTCATGTCATGCTCAATGAAGGGGATTTGATCTCGCAGCCATTCACCGCAATAGGAGTCGATTCCAAGTGTGTTGACGGCTTCTAGGAGGATTTGGATTTCTTGTGCTTTGGTCATGTGTTTGGGTTTTGTTGAGGGTTGGATTTTTGCGTAGCATGATTCATGCCAGTGAATGTTTGCGTTTGCGTGTGTTCCCATCCGGCGAGGAGAGAGTGAATCAGACTAGCCTCTCGTTTTGAGATGCGTTGCCTCGATGTGTTGATGCATTGCTGGACAGCCTCCCGCGAATATAGTGGACGCTGAGTGTGGATCGTGTGTGTTCTCATGTTTTTAGTTTTGTTTACTGTTAACCTCGAAAGAATATCCCAGCTTGTCGCAATAGTGTGTTGTGAGCGTGAATCGCGAAGGATCGTCCCATCCTTGTCGTGTCATGTGTTTTTCAACCCATGCCCAGGCCGCTTTTTTGTGGACCTCCTCGCCCGATAGCTCGTATGGGTATGGGATTGACTTTGTTTTTCCTCCGAATGTTGCTTTGATTCGAGAGCCTGTCGTATCGGTGGCCGGAATGTATTTGGTGCGTATTAGGATTAGCATAAGATGAAAATGAGTGTTGATGTGATGAGTGATAGTGTGAGGAGCAGGTGAAAGAAACGGGCCTTTGCTAGTGTGTTTTGCTTGTGAGAGTTAAGTTTATTCATGTGTTTTTCTCCTTATTTCATTCCACAGATTGTTTTAAGTTCGGCTTTTAATGCTTTCGCCTTTTCGCCTCGATAGGATGAAGCGTTGCATAGAAAGTATCGGACGATACTTTCGCCGGAATCATAGCCATAACTATCCTGGAGCGTGTTCAGTTCCATCATGGCAGCGAGGTAGGGTCTTGCCGCAAAGTTAACTTTGCTTCCCCAGTCTGAGCGGATATCGCGGGCAATTGCACTTAGTGTGCGTGTGTGTGTTTTGTCTGACATAGTTTTTGGTGTTTGGTGTTTGGTGTTTGGTTTTTATTTGAAGCGGGCTTTTTGTTCATCCGTTCCATGTTTGGCAACGGTTTCCTTTACTTTTTCCAATGTATATAGTTTGCGAAAAACCCGGCTAGGGTAAAACCCGCCGAACATGTTCGGAGACCCTGGGAAGATTAATGTCACTGGGTATTTTCCATCACGCCTGGGTTGAGATATTTGAATTGTCATATATTTAGTGTGTTTAATGTGTTTAATTCTGGCAATCCCGCCAGACTACGCCCGCCCATTAAAGAGCGGGCGCTTGTCTGATTAGATTACAAAACCGGATGTGTCTTTTTTCGCTTTGCCTTTAGCCTTTAATGCGACAACAACGCCCCTAGGGTCCAAGAATCGCAAATCAGACTCGTCTCCATTAAAGCAGACTTTGCCTTTCCATGTTTTAGGGATGTCAGAAAATACCGCCGCAATGTTCCCTCCTCTTTCCATGATCTCATCACAGGCAGCCTCGTTATCCTCTTTTCTGGAAAATGTGAGAGAGTAATTTTGGGGAAGCTTCCCATCTAAAAAATCAAGCATCCTTTGCTTGTTAGGTGTATAGTCATAAAATGGGACATCTGGAAAGGATTCCATTAATCCCATTTTGTGCCATGGAATATCGCTAGTCCCATTTAAACGCACGCAAGGCAACATCCCGGCTTTTTCCGCCTTCTTTACTAAAGCTTGAATATCCTTTTTGAGATCATTTAAAAATGCATTTTTATCCTTAAAAAATGCTAGCGTCTTGCGGAGACGAGCAGATTTGACATTATCAAACGCCCCCCGCCCTGCGGAGAAAAGACAAGCGGCGCGACATCCGGCGCTTGCGTGCGGACAAACATTCCGTCCGCTAATGTCTGCAGGAGTCAAATAAAGGATGCCGGTCATGTAGCCTTTAGCCTGGCCTTTTTTAGTTTTTGCGTTTGTATCAATAGATAGTAATTTCATGGGATTTGATTTGAATTGATTTGATGCCATTGCGGCATCTCATGACATAGCAAAGCCCGTGCCAGCTTTTCAGTGTATTTTCTCCAATGGTTTACGCGAAAAAATACGTAGCACATTCCATGCCAAGGCATTTTTTGCCGCTTTTCTAGGCAATTCTTGCCGGTAGCAGGCAACATTTGCCCAGGTCATTTGACTCGATTCTTGCAAGTGGAAAATATCCAGGGCTTTGCGCGGAATCGCAGCAGATAGTGTGCCAATATTGGAAAGAATAAGGGGAAAAGGATTAATCGCTGTATCGCTGTACAGCGATATTTGCTAGGATGCATTGGCAAGGCGTCCGTCATTCATTCCGGCGACATCATGCCGACATCGCATCCGGCGATATCATGCGGATCATTGGCAAGCTATCGCATCCGGTGGCCTGCCATCCGGCTTTCAATTTTGGGCAATGGTGACATAGCAGCCAATCAAACAAAACGATTCTTGCGCCCTCCTCACTCGATTATTCTTGCAAGCTACTTGCAACAAAGGGGATGCGTCCACTATCTACTACCCATCTTATCGGAAGTTATAGAATTAAATCATTGCAATGCAACACGATACAACGCAAGCGGCACAGCGCAGCGGCGCAGCACAGCGGAGCGGAGCGGATGACATAAGAGCGGAGGGACGGCGCAGCGGCACAGCACAGCACAGCGGAGGGTGGCACAGCGTAGGGGTGGCACAGCGTAGAGCGGAGGGCGGCAGGGGTGACGGGGCGGGGGGGTACGCAGCCGGTGCGTGGCACGGAAACTATGCCCCAAATAAAAATATAAAAATATAAAAATAAAAAACTTACCCTCGGCTGGGATCGAACCAGCAACCATCGAATTAGAAGTACGATACTCTATCCTATTGAGCTACGAGGGTGTAATGTTCTGTATGTGGGGCGTTACGCTGGTTAATGTTGCGTATATGGTGTGTTAAGTGTTGTTTTGTTGTTTAATGCGTCAAATTTGAGTCGTTATGCTATGACGGATGATTTATATGTCATAGAGATAAAAACGCGATATAGGGCATCCTCGCGCAATTGTGGGTATATATTTTAAGCGTTGTTGCTACTGGTATCTGAATCGGTGGATTCTTCTTTGCGGACTATATAGGACATATCGATTCCTTGGGTTTGCATGAATTGAAGGATTATTTCTTGGTCCCTTTCGAGTTCTTCTACCTTTTCGATGAGTTCCTCTGTGTCTTCTATGAGTTCTGCTCTTTCTTCTTTGAGTTGTTCTATGATTGATCCGAGGAATCTTACGCCTTCTGTCATGGCCTGGGCTATCTTTACTGGATCACCCTTGCCTTTAGATAGGGAGGCGATTGCTTCGTCTATGGCTACGAGTTGTGGGAATGGGGTCATATGAGAGATAGTTTATCACACTTGTCCAGTACACACCCTCTGGAATATGTGTGAGGAAAATTGATTTTTATTGAGTGTTTCCCTACACAGCATTTCAGAAACCCCTATAATGTGTGGGGAGCGTGGGGAGCGTGGAGAACCATACCACATATTCAGCACTCCTCTCTCCTTTAGGTGTGCGACAAATTGGTTTTTAAATGAAATCTCCCTACACAGGCGTTTCAAAATCCCTATAATGTGTGTGACACTTTTGTGTATCGCGTGGAATGGGGTCATATTGGGATAGCAGTGATGCGGGACTTTAGTTCTTCTCCGTTGTATTTAAAGGTTACTACATCGTATCCTTGCTCGTCTTCCTCGATGTTTATGAACTCTACCTCTCGCATGGGGATGAACTCACCATTAGTTAGGTGAAGGCAGGGTTCACTTAACATTTGTGGTTTAGCCTTCATTTGGCAGCTATTACCTTTAGGATAAAAACGCATACCAAAAGTAGAAATATAAGTGCAAAATTAACCAATAGAGGCGATAACACCAACCACCAACTCCAGTCAATCACGCTCGTTAGCTTCAGCGTAATGAATATCAAGGTAAGATAATTACAGAAGCTGCCTCCAATATATATTGTTTTTTTGTCGCTCATAGTGTTAAAAGTAATCCCCGCTGTAGTAGTCCCCCGCTACGCAGAGGCATTGCCCCACTACACTTTCGTCCGGCATAAGAACGGGGAAATTGTTACTTTGCGTTATTTATAATTTTCTTTAGTCCATCCTTTAGATTAAACAGAGTGCATTGATCTCCGTCTGCCAAATGTGCGTTTTCCTTTAGGCAGGCTTTAACCAACTTGATTAACTCATTCCTTTGATGTTCCATCATTCGTGAAACATCAGCCAACCTAAAACTCCATTGTCCTTTGCTATCAAGAATAGCCTGGTCGGTTTCTGGCGTTTTAATCATTTCATGGATTTACTTCCCCGGCATTTCCATTTTTTCCTCGACAGGCGGTTTGGGCTATTCGGATCATTCTTCCAGTCACCCTTGATCTTAGCGGATCGAGCGCAATACGCATCACCACGCTTTGAGCCTGGATCAACATTTGCTCCTTTTTGTCCGTAAGAAACCTTACGAGTTCTTCCTGTCTGTGGATTTTTTACTATTTTAACTGACGCTTTGCCAGTTGCAGGTTTTGATTTCATTTCTTCTTTGCAGTTTTTGCTGATTGTTTGAATGCTTGTGCTGTAGGAGCGCCCTTGCTACCCGGCTTCCTCATCTTCTCGCCACTTCCGGCAGCGATGCGATTGCGTTTAGCGTGAATTGCGGCATAAAGCCCTTGTGGTTTCTTATTCATATTTTTTGTGTGGTTTGTGAAAGTAGCCTTGAACTAAATCGCCGTTTCTACGATATATGTAGCCATTAAAAAGTTCTTTGATTGCTCGGAAAAGGTCTTTGGTTAGGCATTTTTTATGAATGCGAACAGGCGTGTCTTCTACTTTTGCTGGAGATTTAAGCTCCATATCGCATACAGCGCATTTCATTTCTTCACCTTCCCTGCTGTTGTAACATAAAACCTTATGTTTTGTCCATCTGTTAAATCTTTTTTCAAGAAAACATGAGCGGATTCAACTATTGTCCCCTCATCATTTGACCTATTTATGACATTCTTAAGAGCAGTGTTGATGTCTTCCACTATCATTTCAAAAAGCGCAGAGTTCTCATTATGCTTTTCTGTATTGATCCATTCAGTTAAAACTGCATGACACTTAACATTTTGCTCCATACTATTTCTTCTTCCAGTCAATTTCGTCGTAGTTGTCCCAATACTTCTTTGTGATTGGTCTTGGTTTATCGCCCTTGCCAGCTCCATCAGTTTTGGATTTCAACGCCTTGATTCTGGCTTTCCTATCATCGTCGTGTTTTAGTTTCATTGTGGTTTTTTTAAAGTTTCGCAGGAACGAGTATGCATCCTCTTTTCAGGTGTTGGGTTGCCAAGGTTACGCCTCCTACCCCGCTATGCAGCGGATCGGTGACTCGGTAATATACCTCCCAACCTCGATGTGGCAGTGGCTAGAAATCCCTAACCTAACCGCTCATCCGGCAATTATTACACCTGCCTGCTATATTAGTCTCCTCAACTATAGCGTCCTATAGTCTCATCTGTTAATTCAGATTCGGGCGATGCCAGAACAGGTCTGACAGAGCGGTAACCGGAAGTAGTTTTGATACGGGTTGGCGCGTTACTACCAATCATGGTTTCAGTTTCGGCCCCATGTAATGCCGATAGGCTGTTGATGCCAGTTAAACAAGGTTGCTTCAAAGCTCGCAACTTAGCTGCATGACTCCATGCTTCCCGTAAAGTTTACTACCAAGACCTTTCATTACCTTTCGGTGAAAAGTTCCCTACAGAGTAAATGTTGATTCTAGACTCATTGCATTGTCTTCTGTCGCGGATATAGCTTTGCAGGCTTATGCGCTTGGTAGTTTGCAATCCAGTTAATGTTAGCTCTTGTCGCATCCATGGGGCTTACGAGACGAGGGCATGAACCCCGTTTCCATTAACCAGATTAAATATATCAAAGATCATTACCACTGATTCGCATCGCTGGCTCAATGGTCAAGCCTCTGTGGATTCCCTGCCTCTGGCAGATAATAAAATTGGGGCTGTCTCTCCAGCCATGTCACGCCTTACACCAGTTAATGGAACTGGCAACTAAGGTGGGCGTTCACCGACTTATGGAAATGTGGTCGTTCAGCGACTCCAAGGAAATAGTTTATTTGTCATGTATTTAATTTATTTTATTTTAAAAAAAAGTAAAGCCTATTGTTCAGCAACTCCCTCCTCCAATCGAGCCATATGCTTATGGAACCTCAATGGGATTATTGGCGTTGTTCCGTTCCTATTGTGTGTGATGTGAAGAACATATGCGTATGGATCATCTGACTCTTCCGCTGGCATGATCTTTGTGAGGCTATCGCAGTCCATCTCAAATGTCCGGCTCTCGCGGATCGTGTTATCCTCGTTGAGTTGAGCAAGCAGAACCACACACACATTCAACTCTTTCGCTACGATCTTCGTCATGCGGCTGATCTCTGCTACTTGGCGTTCCCTGCTTTCCTTTAGATTGCTTGGAGTCACAAGTTGCGCGTAGTCCAACATAATAATCTCACACTTGTTCTCAGCAACTAACCTTCTTGCCCTGGCTCTAAATTGATTCACCGTCATTGAGGCTTCATCAACAATGTGGATTGGAGCCTTCATTCCCTGCGCCATGAAATTTGATACCTTGGCGAAGTCTGCTCTGCTGAGTTTCCCATCACGGAGATCATTCATTCCAATCTGTGCATGGCAGGATGTGATCTTGTCTACGAGTTCACCAGCGCCCATCTCAAGCGATATGATCCCAATTGGAACTTTCTTATCTATGGCTGGAGTAGTAACCATCTGAAGTGCTGCTGTGGTCTTACCCTGCTTGGCGCGTCCAGCTACAATGTGAACCGTCTGAGGCCGGAATCCTCGCGTTGACATATTCCACTTTGGGAAACATGAATCATGTCCTCGATTGATTGCGCCTCCAGTTCTTGCCGCCTCTTCCCATGCCGTGATCCTGCTGTTGAATACTTCCGCAATGTGAACAGATTCGGTTTTTGTTGTCATCATTCCGGTTATCTCACGGCTTGCGGCTTCCTTGATATCTTCTGGGTCTTGAGTCCTATCAAGCGCATCTGCCGCCATTCTCTTCGCAGCAAAGTGTATTTTTCTACGAAGGTAGCAATCGGATATTGTTTTGAAGTATTCATCCCAGTTAGCGGATGAGTAAACAACAGTGTAGATTTGCGTGATGTAGTGTTCCCCGCCAATTCCCTCAAGAAGTCCGGCTGCTTGCAACTCAGAGGTTATTGTTAACAAGTCTATAGGTTTCTTGTCAAAATACATCTTAACCAATGTAGCCCAGATGTCTTGGTGTGCTGGAAGGTTAAAGTGTTCCAGTGTAATAATATCGGCAATTTTGCCAATGATTCGCGTGTCTTGCATGCAAGAGCAAAGCAAGCCTTGCTCCGCGCCCATATCGGACGGTAGTTGTTTTTCCATAGTCGAGGTCGATTATAGAGAAACTTCAGAACTTGTCAACGCATTCCGAAAAGATTTAAAAGGTCTTTTAAACCCTCAGAGTCTTCAGACATTTTTCTATTGGGTGGAAGTTCGTTTGTATACGATTCATCGTATATTCCTTCTTTATACGCCACATCGTATGTCGTCTCAAAGAACTTCTTAAATCCTTTTGCAGACATGACAACCTTGCCATCTACGAGTTGATTGACAAGTGATGGGTTTTTAAGTAGATAGTATTCAAACAATTTTTCTTTACTCATTTTTTTAAAGCTATAATTATAATAAACATTATGGAATCAATACAAGAAGCATATATTAAACTTTTAAATAATCAACAATCTAGTGGAAACAATGATTGGGTAAATGAATTTCAAGAACTTAACGCAACAAAAGATAAGGCAAGAAAAAGTGAACTTTTTGCAAAATTAAAATCAGACCTTGAAAAGAATAGCGGAGGAAATAAAACGCTTGTCCGAGCCTCTGAACTTGAGGGCGCTGGATTTTATCACCCGTCATTAACTGGAGGGAGTATGTATTCCACAATTGATACAGAACGCGCTTACAGAGCAAAAGACCCCAATTCAGCCGAGTTTAAACAACGCAACATTGAAGCGCAGAACAAGAGTAAAGAAGATGAATATAAAGCAAAACTAAGAGTTGCACAAAATAAAGCCGCTCGACCATGGCTATTTGGTGGATAATAAAATTATGAAAAAATACAACTCACTTAAAGCATTTTACGATCAACCCAAAAACGGCAAGAAAATTACCAAGGGACAACAGCAAGGTAAAAAAGGCTTTACAAAAAATCGTGAGACAGGAAAGGTAACTGGAAAACAACTCGGAAAACTTAACTACTAAAATACTATGATGTATAAACAGAAAATGCCAGGATCAGAATCAATTTCATCTTCATATGGAAAAATAATGGGTGAATCTGGACTTGATGCCGGAATGGAAATTGAAGATGCACAAAGAAAATCTTTTATGGATTTTATGCAAAAAGCTAAATCTGGACAAGTTCAAGGGCAAGGAAGATTTTCTGGTAAATATGAACCTACCGCTATTGGGTTTCAAAAATATCTTTCAGATAATGCGGCGTACCAGCTTGATCAAGGGGCAGGAGGCAAGGCATATTATGATAAAATTTCTAAAATCGATTGGAGTAAAATTTAAAACTAAATTACTAATATGAAAAAACCTATAGTTGGAAATTACAATTGGTCGCCACAACAAATGGCAAGAGTTAACGCGCAGCGTGAGGCGAAAGGACGAGCACCATTGGCTAGTTATAATCAAGCGCAAGATACTCAAGAGTATGATGATTATTATAATGAAATAAAGAAACGTGTAGGCAGTAGTGGCATTAAAAAAAGCCAATACGATATTGATAAGGAAAAGGAAAGTGGAACTTCACTTAGTAAGAGGATTAAAGAACGAGACACTTCATTTGGAGAGAAATTTGGAAAGAAACAAATGCTACCACAGGGAATGAGCGGATTTCGTGGAGCTATCTCTTATTCGCCTCGCGATTACGGGTCAGGCAATGCGTAATTACCGCCTTGTTCGTCCTTCAGCAAATGCACATAAAGCAATAATTGCCCAAGCAAGAATTATTGCAAAAGTTTGATCATTCATGGAGTTCTATTGTTTCGGCGTTATACCACATCGTTTCGTCTTCCCAATATAGCTCGTTCTTTTCCATGCGATTTGTACCTCTTGCATCTGGGAATTCTTTTCTTATGTAGGCCATCATTGCCTTCTTGGTTTTAAATGCTGCTTCTGGAAAGCCGCGCCCTTCTCCTTTAAATGCGTTTGATAGAACGTAAATTTTCATATTCCAAGTATCTTTGCTCCGTTTGGGTATGTGCCTCGATAAATTTCAGATTGGTCTTGTTTAACAATAAACACAGAAGGTTTTCCGCTATGATCCCAATACGATGTTAGTTTTGGCTTCTTGAACTGAACAAGCTCAATTCCCATTTTTTCTGCAACCTCAAGAGCCGTAGAGTCATTTGCATAAACACTCTGGTAGATAACTTTTTTTATCTTATATGCAGCTATGGCTTTTATGCAGTCACCGCATGGTAGAAGTGTGCAGTAAAGAACATCGCCATCTCCAGGCTTAATGAATCTTAGCGCGTTCTGCTCTGCATGGATTACATACTTCCTGCGCTGATCACGATCAGACCAGTCTTCTTCTACTCCCTGTGGGAATCCATTGTATCCAACTGATGCGATAGAATGATCTTCTCGTAGGATTACAGCACCAACCTGATGCCATGGGTCTTTGCTTTTTTTGGCTACA